CGCTCGAAATCCAATAGCTACCACTGATCCTAAAATTAGATTAGAAACTTATGACGGATCAATTAGATTAAGGAGTTTCAGACAAACAGCAACTCCTGGCGCCTACGGTGAGGGAAGTGTAAATATCGAAACAAACACTGGTGGTATTAGATTATCGTCTCTCGGTGAAAATATTGCTACAGGGGCGAATGGCGGTTCTATTACAGCCGTAACGACCGATGCGGACATATCTTTGGTGGTCGGTCAAGTATCAGGAATTGTCGCGCCGCGACAATTAGAGTTAAATACCGTGGGTGTTTATGGTGTGACAGATCCAGCAGCTATCTTTTTACATACAACCAAACCACCAGGGGCTTCAGCCGCCGTAACAAGTGGTAGAATTGAATTAAATACATTGGGTGGACAGATCAAACTTTTAGCTGAACGAGCAGACGGTGCTGGAGGCGCCCAGCCCAGTGGACTTGTAATTTTAGAGGCGTCGGACAGTAATATTGAACTCAGGGCAAGAGAAAATTTTAGAAACATTAAACTACTGGCAGATGGTGCGAATGGATCAGTTCAAGTAAAAAGTGAGTTGGACTTTCTAGACGCCGGTTCTGTAACTCAGTTGACAATAGATGGCATTAGTGGAGATATAGATATGCTTGGAGGAACTACGGGTAACTTAACTCTCACAGGACCAAGCGCAAACATTGATGCAAACGGTACAATAACGGGTAATAATTTGGTTTCTACTCTTACAACAACAGTTGGCACAGATTTATTTGTTCAAGTCAATGCAACTATTGGAAATTCAGGTAATGGTGATTTTAAAGTAATAACCGCAAATACAACTGTCGCTAATCCAGCTTTAAGAACTTTCAGTGCAGCTGGTTTAGATCAAACAAAACTTGAAACTTCTTTATCTTTGTTAAATGCTACAAGAGCTGATTTAAATCCAGGTGGTGCAAATGCAAAGAGATTAGCAGCAGAGGGTTCTTTAGCTTACGACACAACTGTGGGTTTGCTTACTTATGGTGGTTTAGACCCAAGTAATACTTTATCAAATAAATTTATTGGTAACAAAGTATTGTTGAAATCCGTAGAATTTATACAATCTTTGTCCAAAAATAACGTGCGCAGAGGAACAGCGATAAATTATTCTGGCGGAGGTGTCGGTGGGTATGAATCTGCCGTGGCTTCTGGGACAGCCGCTAGTAGAAAATCTTTAGATTTAAACGATAATGTTGTAGCAACTATGATTAATAATGACCAAATCAATCCAGGTGGAATAAATGATGTGTTTTGTGTCGAAGTGCAAATGCCTCCTAGATATACCCCAACCGGTCCCGGAACTTTTCAAAACGAATTTTCTGTTTTAGTTGAAGGCACCGTTACTATTCACTATATAAATCTTAGCGGAAATACAAATGATTACGCAAACATAGGTATAGGTGTATGGGCCACAGACGAAGCTACACCTGCTGCGTCTGCGAATCCAGCTCCTCTCGGTGGTGCAGCTCCTGGTCCAACAGATGTTTGGAGATGGGGCAATATTCTTTTTAGCAGAACCACAGGTGTAAACCCTAATATAACTAGCGGTGGTGCTGATACATGGCCACGACCCATGCATGCTTCGTATTATTATAATTTAAACGAAAGTCAAGTCCCCCCTGTGAATTTTAGTACTGGATTTGGTTTAACAACAACTGTAAATAGAAATGATGGTGTAAAAACAGCTCCGACTGTTGCAGGTCCCGGTAATCCTGGTTGGATAGATCCTTTGGGAGCTCCTAATTCTCAAAATTTACCCGGAAAAGCTGGCGATCCATGCAGTGGATCTTATTTTAGAACTCCCCTAGTGTCAGCCGGAGAATATCAAATAACACAAGTCCCGTTTAGCATAGTGTGTCAAAATACTAATAACACTACTAGTGTTCAAAAACAATATATTTGGGTTACTCTTAATGCTCCGCAAACCCAATTGTTGCCAGGTGCCGGTCCTTTTTGTCCTTATGTATTTAGAGACGGTTATTACGGACTTGTTAACGTTCCGCCAAGTAATTCAAGATACGGAGCTATTAATACATGCAGTGTGTATTATATTGGGGATCAAGATGTGATGTCTGACACAGCCGATGCTTAATTTTACTTCTTTTTGAAATAAAATTATTAATTACAATTCGTCATCTGAATCTTCATCTCCGTCTTCTAGATCTTCCTGATCGTTATCGACTCCTCCAGCATATTCAGCATTTATCGCTCTTGCTTTTCTGTCATGCAAAACACGATTTTCCTCAAATTCTCGAGCAATTTCGGGACGCAATGGATCCGCTGGATTTGGATCGTTAAGTAACGAACAAATAGACAACATTACTTTACTAATTGTCAAAACAGGGCTCCATTTATCCTTCAAAACATCCAGACAAATATATCCTTGATTGCTTATGTTACAATGGTAAATAGGTGTGGTAATTTTAACCTTTGGTGGTTTGAAAGGATAGTCTTTGGGAAAATTAATAGCTAATTTATACACACCACCTTCGTAAGGTGTGCCTACAGGACCTATGATTATACCTTCCCATTCTCTTATATCATCTCCTTTTGGCCCAGCACTAACATTCATTGCTGAGCCTTCTTTTTGCAACTCAACAAGTTCTTTTTGTATTCTAGAAACTGACATTTGTTAAAATGATTTTTAATTTCAAAATCATTTTGTTATAAAAAAATGACAACAAGATTACCTGAACCATTACTGAAAGAAGACAATTCCCGGTTTTCTCAACTACCCTATCAGTTTCCAATGCTACAAGAAGCTTACAATGTCCATGAATCTGCGTTTTGGACAGCTGGAGAAATTGATTACGCAGCGGATATCAATGATTGGAAAAGTTTGACAGATGACGAACGATACTTCCTCGAACATATTCTTGCTTTTTTTGCAGGTGCTGATGGGATAGTTTTGGAAAACTTAGTTACAAATTTTTGCGAAGAAGTTAAGGCCCCTGAAGCTCGAAATTTTTATGGTTTTCAGGCTATGATGGAGAATATTCACGCTCAAGTATATTCATTGTTGATAGAAACGTATGTTAAAAATCCGGAGCGTAAAATGCAACTATTCCAAGCAATAGATACTATTCCATGTGTTTCTAAAAAAGCAAATTGGGCAATGAAATGGATATCAAAAGATAATTTTTTCGAAGAAAGAGTTATAGCTTTTGCGGTAGTCGAAGGAATCTTTTTTTCTGGTTCTTTTTGTGCTATTTTTTGGCTAAAATCTAGGGGTAAAATGGTTAAAGCTCTGGGTACTAGCAATGAGTTAATAGCAAGAGACGAAGGTTTGCATACCGATTTTGCCGTTTTAATGTATTCATTGTTGAAAAATAAGGTATCTCAAGAAAGAGTCGAAGAAATTTTTAGAGAAGCAGTTGACATCGAAAAAGAATTTATTTGCGAAAGTTTGCCATGCCGTTTAATTGGTATGAACAGCGAACTAATGTGTCGTTATATTGAATTTGTAGCAGATAGATTACTTACTCAATTAGGTTTTGAAAAAATGTACAATCCAGAGGGTGGGAATCCTTTTACTTTTATGGACAATACCTCGATTGACGGCAAAACTAATTTTTTCGAAAAAAGAGTGACAGAATACGTCAAAGCTTCTGTCGGCGCAGAAGACTGGGAAATAGACGAAGATTTTTAGATTTAATTCAATAATATGAATTAAATCATACAATTTATTTATCGCTACGAGATATAATAGGCTTTTGATCGGAGCTTAAGAATCTAGGTAAAAGCACTGCAAGTAAAACGGCAGATAAACAAACTAATAAAACCGGGACAAGCCAATTCCACGGACTTGAATGAGCGGGATTATCAGGATTGGGAGTGTCTTCTGCCAAATCTGATAAGTTTTCTGTGTAATTTTCCGCATAAGATTGAGGTAATTTAGGCATTTTATCTTCGTACGCGTTTTTGTATATAGTATAAGCTGCCTTGCACCATCTAGGATCTGCTTTATGTTTTTCTGATTTAGCAATACACATTTGCAAAGCTTTTTCGGGATTTCCGTTACATTGACCTAATGATTCAGAAAAAAATTTGGGTCGCAGATCAATAACAGGTACAGCTGTAAGTCTGTACTGACAAGGATCTTTGCCAATGGCTTTAATAAGTCTTTTAGTGGTAGTTTCGCAATATTGACCTCCTTTGCTATTTCTAACTGAATCTTGACCGTACCCATCAACAAAATCTACAGCCGCATTGTAACAAACGTTGTTGAAGTTTCGCACAGCTTGCATTCTATCGATAGGGAAATCGCTAATAGGAACACTCAAAGGATCCATCTCAAATTCCGGAGACATAAGAACTCTTTTTCGCAATTTTGACATTCTTTTATTTACAAAAGTTCAAAAAAATTATTTTACCTATCGTTGATTTAAATATTTCGAGAAAAGAAGAAACAATGCCGAAGAAACTATTCAAAGCTCAAACCTCAGAGGGTTATACTATCAAAGTATTAGCTGATCTTTTGCAGAATAACATTAAAACTGCTTGTTTACTTCTTGACGAATCTGGTTGTCGACTAAAAATGTATGATAGCCATCGGCGAGTATGTTTTTCTTTTCAGCTAGATGCAAATAATTTCCAAATTTATAAATTTAGGCCTAGAAATTCTCTTTATCTTGGTCTAAATTTAGGTCATTTCTACAAAATGATTAAATCTATCAAGAAGAAAGACTCTATTATTCTTTTCATTCCCGAAGAAAATCCAACAAGTCTTGGAATTAGGGTAGTTCCTAAGGAAAACAACAGAGTAACTACTTCTTTCATCAAAATTCAGAATATTCAACATTTGGACGTAGGAGTTCCAGAAGATTATGATAATCCGATTATCGTTCCTTCAAACGAATATCAAAAAATGTGCAAAGACATGAATTCTATTAGTCAAGTAGTTCAAGTTACTGCCCAAAAATACAGTATAAGATTCTTCTGCGATGCCGGAAGTGTTTATTCAAGAGAAGTGTCTTTTGGGGAAACAGACAGTGATAGTGACAGTGATGATGAAGGAGAAACTGAGCGTTTTAACGAAGAATTTAATACAGAACAGCTAGCTAGAATTGTTAAAATAGCTGGTTTGGGTAATAACATTCACGTATATGTTAAGAGAGGTCTTCCTATGCTTTTTAAAGCAAACGTAGGAGGTTTAGGTAAAATAGCTGTGTACATTAAATCTAAATCAATGATAGCAGCTGAGCAACGACCTGGACTTTAAGTTTTTCTTAATTTTTCTTTTTTCCATTGCAATAGCAATGGAAAAAGTTAAACTTTTTCTTAGCGACGGGTGGTTTCGATCCACCGACCTTCGGGTTATGAGCCCGACACGCTTCCACTGCGCCACGTCGCTAATATATACAAACATATTTTTAAATTTATTACAACAATGGATAGTCGTTTTTCCTTTTCCACAAATATGTAATATCAACATCTAATTTGTTAATTTTATTAATTACAGATATTCTTTCTTTGCAATTATACCATTTATGCCAATCTTGCTTTTGTTGCCATTCACTTATACTGACGATATGATATATATTGTCATTAAAACCCACAAAATTTTGTATTCTCTGAACACCGTGACGTGCAGAAGCCAAGGAAATCAATTCTTGTTGTGCCTCTTTTAATTGAGAAGAATGAATACTTGATATTCGTTTGGTAACCATTACTATGAAACGTCCAGGCATTTATTCGTAAATTTAAATATCTAAATAGAAATTTTGTTTTACAAATGAATACTTCTACACACATTCTTTTTGATGAATACTTGTTTTCGTTTGTCAGCGAAAATTATAATAATCCAATGCACTATTATTATTTTGATACATTATTCTCAGACACAGAAATATCTAATATACTAGAAAGTTTCTCTAATTTATGTCAGAATAAAGGCACAACCTTTGATTCTTCTCAAAAGGAATTTAGAAAAACTAACATAACTTGGATACCTAGAAATGATAGCACAATGTGGATTTACGATAGAATGGTTGGCGCTTTGGTTAACGCAAACAAAGCTATGTTCAATTATGATATAACTTCTCTGCGGGATCAAATTCAACTTGGTTGTTACGAAGCCAAAGATAATGGAAAATACCACAGACATGTGGACATAAATGACAACGATATACATTGTTGCAGAAAATTGAGTATATCCGTTCTTTTATCTGATCCAAATAGTTACGAAGGAGGAGATTTGTTAATTAGAAATTATACAGCTCCGCGTAAAAAAGGATCTGCTTGCGTTTTCTCGTCTTTTGTGGAACACGAAGTTACAACTGTCACCAAAGGAAAGAGATATTCTTTGGTTCTATGGATTTATGGTCCTCCATTCAGATAGTTTAAATATTCGAAACAAATTATTAACAATGAGTAAATCGTCTACATATTCAATTAATTCTGATGTAGGATGCCGTCCTACAAAGATAAATACAAATCAAGAATTTACACCTCTTGTTGAAAACCAAGAAAAGATAAGCTTTGGGAATAGTTGTTTTTTGATTTGTAAAAACTTAAAATCTAAAATGTTAGACCATCTTCTTTTAGGAGGTGAACATACTAAAAAGGTATCACAAGGTTTTACGACACCGATAGAATGGAATTCCATAATTGACAACGAAGAAAAAAGAGACATAGTTCTAACTGATCCTAAATTTGGAATGTTTAGTTTATTTGCTTATCATATTAACAAAGGCTACAAGAATCAAGAGCTCAAAAAGTCCAACAAAGTTTTTTGTTCTCATATTTTCTCTTTGTTTTTTGCCCTTCCTATTTTAATTTTTATAAGTCAATGGATGTTATACTATGCTCTCGTTGCTCATGAAATTAAAACTTTTGACGGAGAATTTTGTCCAAACAAAAGCACAATAGAAAATAAACTTATAATCGCTGGAACTGGTATAGTTTACTTCGTGAGAAGTTTTTTTATTTGGGATAATTTGACATCTAGAATAGGACTAAAGAAAACAAACAGGGTAGATAACATACCAGCTATTTTAGACACTTTTCAAGAATTTTTATTTAGTTTGATAGTTTATGGGGCAAATCTTTGGATTATTTTTGTTGAAGAAGACATACAAAATATGATCTTAAACTCTCTTGCTATGGAATTTTTGATGCAGTTGGACAATGAGTTTCAAGAAATGTATTTCACTTATTTACCCGGCAGCGCCGAGGATATTTACGACAATATATACGTTTCATACAAAGAAAATAGAAAATTGTTGACCGAAAAATACAGAAAATCAAAGTATTTTAAATTTTTTAGTTATTTACTGTCTATTCCGTATAAGTTATTGGTAATTTCCATTTTTCTGTTTCCACTGCTTTGTTTTTTTATAGCTATAATAGGACCAATCTGTAAATAATGTTTATATTACCTTGTCGGTGATATAAAATAAAATATTCATTAAGATCCACATGACAAACACTCTTCCTCTTGTTGTTGTTTTTGTCTAGCAAACTTTTTTGCTTTATTTGGATCTATCGTAAAAGACTGAGAATTCATACTTGGTTTAGATCTTATGTAATAAGAACCTGTTTTTAATCCTTGTGACCACCCAAACATATGAGCGTTGCTCAATTTTTTGAATTCAACTTTTTCAAACCAAAGATTCAAACTCTGACTTTGACAAATAAATCTTGCTCTTTCTGCTGAAAGAATCACTAAACTTTTTTGTGATATTTCCCAAACGGTTTTGTATAAATCTTTCATTAATTTGGGCAAACCCTGTAAATATTGAACCGAACCTCTGTGATACATTAAATTTTGTCTGGTTTCGTCATTCCATAAATCCATACTTAACAAATCTTCAACTAAATGTTTGTTTACTATGGTAAATTCTCCGGCCAAAGTTCTTCTATTGTATAAATTTGATGTATAAGGTTCAAAGCATTCGTTATTACCCATAATCTGAGACGTAGAGGCCGTAGGCATCAAAGCTAGCAACAAACTATTTCTAGCACCGTTTTTTATAATTTTTTGCCTTAGGTCGTCCCAATCGTATCTACCGGACAAAACTCCTGTGTGTTCACCGCAAACTATTTCTGGCAAATCTTTCCAAAGATCAAATTGAAATTTCCCCTTGGACAACGGAGAACCCTCAAAACTAGAGTAAGGACCATCTTTTACAGCCAAGAGCCATGATGCTTTCATAGAATGATAATATATAGTTTCAAATAGTTCCATGTTAATTTTTCGAGCTTCTGTTGATTCAAAAGGCAATCTAAGTTTTATAAACAAGTCTGCTAATCCTTGTACTCCTATACCTATAGGTCTATGTCTTATATTTGAGTTTTTAGTTTCCGGTATCGGGTAAAAATTTTTGTCGATAATTTTGTTTAAATTTCTAGTGGCTGATTCCGCCAAAGCCCCAAGTTTTGCGTGATCTATACTCGGTTTTAACTTTTCCCACAAAGAAGTGTAACCTCCTATAATTTCATCTCCGATTTGAACCTGAGGTAAAGTTGCACAGTTATTTTTCTTGAAAAAAGCTTTTCGTCGTAACTCTTCATTTAAAGTTACTTCGTAGTACTGAATTTTTCTTTTGGTCAAAAGAGCTTTGGCTAATTTACACCATCCACAATCGTTTTTAGTATAAACAGTTATTTGACCTTCGAAATTGTTATCGGGATATTTTAAAACACTTGGTAAACAAATACTTGCCAAATTACAAACTGCTGTTTCATCTGTACTGCTATATTCTACGATTTCCGCACACAAATTACTAGATTTGATTGTCCCCAGATTCTTTTGGTTTGATCTAATATTGCAAGCATTTTTGTATAACATGTAAGGTGTTCCTGTTTCTATTTGACTGCTGATTATAGCTTTCCAAATTTCTCTAGCTGGAATTTTCTCTCGCACTCTTCCCATCTCTTCATATTTTTTATAAAGCTCTGAGAATTCTTTACCATAGACATTTGTCAGATTAGCGCATTCATCGGGACACATTAAACTCCAATCTTTATTTTCCTTGACTCTGATCATAAATTCATCTGGGATCCACATGGCATAAAATAAATCTCTTGCTCTTTCTTCATCTTGTCCGTGAAACTTTTTAGCTTCCAAAAACTTAATTATATCCGCATGCCAAGGTTCTAAATACATTGCGAAGCTGCCAGGTCTTTTACCTCCTCCTTGGTTTATGTATCTAGCCGTATCATTGTAAACTTTCAACATAGGCATCAATCCATCAGATCTACCGCCTGTTTTTCTGATGTAACTTTGATCAGCTCTAATTCCACTGATATGACAACCAATGCCACCTGCCCATTTTGATATTTTAGCACAATCTGTAATAGATTTAAAAATACCCTCCACAGAATCTGTGGATCCGTCAAGTAAAAAACAAGAACTTAATTGAGGTCTTGGAGATCCAGCATGAAATAAAGTTGGAGTGGCGTGAGTATAATACTTTTTAGACATGTTATCGTACGTGCATTTAACTTCTTCCATATTTACAGTGTAGGAAGCGTTTTTATCAGTAATATGAATACCTAAAGCAACTCGCATAAATAAATGCTGCGGTCTTTCGATACATTTTTTATCTTTTTTGAGGAGATAACTTTTTTCTAGTGTTTTGAAACCAAAAAAATCGATATTAAAATCTCTATTGTAATCAATCATTTCTTCGATTTTGTCTCCATATTCTGAAATAGCCCACATAATTTCTGCGCTTACTAAAGGAACTCTTTCTCCGTTTTTATCTGTTATATCAAAAAGTTCTTGCATGACTGCTGAAAAATTACTATTCGTATTTTTTTGATGGTTATCAACGACAACTCGCGAGGCCAGTATACCATAATAAGGATGTTGCATAACTTTGCTTGCACATGTCGAGGCTACTAAATTATCGATCTCCGAAGTGTGAATCCCCGAATGTATTTGTGTTATAACATCTTGGGTAACCATAGCAGGATCTATAACCTCGTCTAAGCCTCCGTGCATTAATTTTGATATTCTGTCGGTAATCATATCGAATCTGATGGGTTCTAATTCATTATTCCTATTCGTGACTTGCATAGTTTCTTTTCTTTTGCTCATATTTGTTGTCAAATATAAATACTAAAATTTCATTTTTTGAAAAATTTAAGTTTAATAAATATGTCATACGTATTAGCTAGAGATATAGGTTGTTCTTACAAAGATAGCCCTTGGGAATATTTACCACAAGGCCCAAACACATTATTTAATTTCCCTCAAAATCCAAGTGTTATGGGTGGTAAAACAGGTACGGCATCGGTTAACTCAACAACAGATGTCGGTCAATCATTTTTTGCTTATCAGGTAGCCAGAGGTGGATGGCCGGTAGCAAAAGCTGATGGCCATGTCCCGGAACCTGCCGTGTGGTATCATTCAATGTATTCGCAAAATTACCCAGCACATTTTCTACCAGCTGCTTGGAATCCTGGTCCTTACAGTGATGCTAGCGGGGTTCAAACATTTTATAATTTGGGACAAATCTTCTTAAACAACGCTTTCGCCATGACTTTCCTTAAATGGCGTCCTGAAGATTTAACCATGGAATTAACAGATAGAAATGCTCCGGGAAGCGCCGAAACACCTATTTTTGTTAATCCTGCGGCTTGGCCAGTTGGTTTACAAAATGTTCAACACCTGTTGAGGGGAAGTAAAGATCCTAAATACGGAGGATTAATTAATGCCGTATTACAACAAGCAAATAGTGCTAACGATGGAGCGGGTGTTTGCAGAAAAGTATTACTTTACATTTCCGGTCATATGACAAGAAACGAAGGTAACAATTCACAGTGGCACAATTCCGATATTGGACGTTGGTTTGCTAGATACAATCAAAGACATGGTATTTCAATGTCAGCAGGTACTATTGGGATCCCTGTTAACTTTTGCGGAGCTTGTAATCAAACCCCCCTAACTCCTAGAATGGGTGGACATGGTTCTCCTACTCTGTAAATGTTATACCAAAATTTTATTCAAAACATGAATAAAATTATAAATTACTCTACGAAGTCATACCTTGAAGTTTAGCTAACAAAGCCTCAGCCCCTGGATTAGGAGGACTTTTTGCTGGCATTTCAGTCACGACACATGAGTTATTCTTACCAGTAGAACTCCCGCCAAACCACATATAATAAATACCAAAACCTATACCAAGAATTACTAAGAGTAAAATAATATTTTTCATCGTAAAAAATCCTGAAGATTGTTTCTCTTGCACTACTGGTTGTGGTGGCGGCGGCTCGAGCAACTCCTCTTCCTCCTGAGGCTCAGATTCATATGGATTAGCTGGAATTTCTTTTCTCAATATTTCTACTTTGACTTTGATCGGATTTTCCGCTTTTAAACTTAAGAAATGATTTTGGTATAAATTATCGTTATTTATTATTCTTGCCCCAAACGTTTTGTCATACGTTTTATGGTCGACATTTCCCGAATCTAAATCTGTTTGTTTGACAAATGCTGCTTCAAATTGTCCTTTTTCCAAAGGAGTAATTTTAACTTTAACTTCAAAATTAACAAGTTCTTCGTTTAAATCGACAAGTTGTCGTTTGTTTCCTACTGTTAATGTATGTTCCATTTTTTACAAGAAAGAGTTTGTTTTTAAAACCTAATTCACTCGTCTTGTTTATTTTCAATTTGTTGTTGTGCTTGAGATAGAGCGGCTGTTAAACCATTCATTGTGTTCTGCATTTCGGGAGGTACTTCTCCTTGTATATTTGATACCATACCTTGTATTGATCCCATTAAAGATCCCAAATTTAAATCTCCGTTTTGCATTCCCGCCGACATTTCTGTCATCATTTCTTCCATAACCCCCGAGCTCATTAATTTTGAAACAGCTTCTGTTGGATTTGTAGCATCTTTATCGATATTGTCTTCTACTTTTGATAAAAGACCTTGTAAAAAATCCTTAGATCTGTCCGCGGAATTTTCCGGTTGACTTTGTAAAACTTCTTTCATTTTAGCCTGTGGATCGCAAATGGCGCTTATGGTTCTTAAATGCTGCCAAACAGCATCAGAACTTTGTCTATCGGATTTTCTGAGAATTTGTTTTACATTAATATACACTCTTTCAGAATAAGAGATATTATTTGCAGATAATTTATCTATATTTTGTTCTTTGAGACCATCACGTGAATCGGTGGAAAATTTTTTGAAAGCTAAAATATGCTTGCGAATTGCATCTACATTTTTAAACGCAGTTTTCTCAATTAATCTAGCATAAAGTCCCAGAGAACGTTGAGAAGAGCCAAAAACAGTGTTGACGTCTCCGACAAACGAAGATATTGCTTGAAAGGCTAATAATTCGTTAGAAGATAGTTGTTTTCCTGACATTTATTTTTAGTTGTAAGATTTTAAGTCTTAAAATTCAAGGCTTATATAAAATGAGTGATTTCGAATATGATTACGATGATTACGGAGATGATCCCGGGGATGACGACTTTGGCTACGAATACGGGGATTTTGACCCTATGGACCGGGTAGATTTCCGGGAAGATATCAGAGACGAAATAAATGCTTTCGAACGGGTAGGAATAGTATCAGATCCTTTCAAACAAAGATTTAAAAATATTAAATTCAAAGATTGGGTCTTGGCTGATCAAGTTATCGAAGGCTTGAGGCGTGAAATATCAGAATTTGAACTTAAATATATGAATCCTACAGCTATTTCAGCAGCTTACAAAGCAATTACTAATGATAATGGCCAGCTGGTAAAATATGATGGTTTGTATTCACATAATAAAGCTAAATTAAATGCAATGGCGGAGACGTATCAAAAAGCTACAAGTGTTGACAAAGATAAATTTAAATCTGCGTTGATGAGATACATTAAATTTTGGTGGTTGTTTTACAACAAAGGATAATTACTATTGAAAATGAATTATTGTATACAACTTACAGCAAGTAAGTTATAATGTCTTATATTGGAGAAAAGTACTTTTCGTATAACGCGGAACAAATTCGCGAGAATATAAAGGAATATGGTGTTGCAATATTTCCATCCTTTTTATCCCCGATGGAATGTGATAATATGAATTCAGGTATGTGGGATTTTTATGAACACATTACCAAAGACACACAAACACAAATTGATAGAAATGATCCGACTAGTTGGGGTAATGTATATAAATTATTTCCAAAACACTCATTTCTTCAACAGCATTTTGGTGTGGGTCATGCTCAGATTTCTTGGGACTTGAGACAACACGAAGGAATTGCGCAACTATTTGCTGATTTCTGGAAAGTACCAAAAGAAGAACTATTAGTAAGTTTCGACGGATTTAGTTTTGGTGTTCCCCACGAGGTTACTAACAGAGGTTATTATAGAGGAAGAGCAGTATTTCACACTGACCAGAGTTTTACAAGAAATGAGTTTGAGTGTATGCAAAGTTGGGTTACTGCTCACGATGTAAATGAAGGCGACGCAACACTTGCTTTCTACGAAGGTTCTAATAAGTATCATGCTGAATTTAAAACTACATTCGAAGTGACAAATAAAGACGATTGGTATATAGTTAATGAAGATGAAAGAAACTTTTTCAAGGAAAGGGGTTGCGAAGAGATAAGAATCTCCTGTCCTAAAGGAAGTTTGGTATTTTGGGACAGTAGAACTATTCATTGTGGTATTCAAGCTTACAAAGATAGAGCGCAACCAAATCATAGAGCTGTGATTTATCTTTGTTATATGCCAAGAAGTTTAGCTACAAACGCAGCGATTAAAAAAAAGAAAAAGGCGTTTAACGAGCTAAGAACTACAAGTCACTGGCCCTGCAAGCCCAAGCTATTTCCTAAGAATCCTCGAACATATGGTAAACCTCTTCCTGAATTGAATCCTATTGATCCACCTGTCGTAACAGATTTTGGAAAGAAACTTGCCGGATTCTAAGTATCTTGTTAACGTTAATTATTGTATTATCAATAATACAATAATATTTACGCGCTTATTAATTTTTTGCTAGGTGCTTCTATTCTAGTATTCCAGTCGAAGTTCCAATGTTTAATACCCTTTTCTATCAAATCTAATTTTTTGATTTCAATTATATCTCCGTTTTTAACTATTATTTCGTTGTTTGATATAATTTTAAGTTGCAGAGATAGGATCAAAGACGATAAAAATCTTTTAATTTTCATTTTATCCCATTGGTTTTCTTTGCCGTATCTAATCACAAATTTTTTGAGTAGCAAATCCCTTATTTCTTTCTTTCTGATTTCAGACCAATCGTTGCAGTTATAAAGAAAAAATTCTTTTTCTGTTTTTTCGAAGTTCTTTTTCTGCTGTATTATGTCATCATGGGATCTAATACCTAGTTTATTTCGAAGTAAATTTCTTACTTCTTCATATAGTTCATTGGTGGGCTTGTGCTGATCCACCTTATAGCTAAATTCTTTACCTTTGAAACCGCAGCACATGAAATCTTTAGAAAAATACACTCCATAAGGGCCAATTCCAAATGCCAAGTCTTCAAAAATGTATTTCCAATATCTATCGTTCGTTTCTCTGCAGCAGTGTAGAAAGAATGGATACACTATTTCTTTTCTGCCTTTTGTCATCTTGTATTATAGTGGATATTTTTTTAATACTGGATGGATTTTTTTTCTTTTTTGTGGGTGAGCTGGTCGCGAAATTTACTCTAATTGTCGCTTTTTGGTTTATGTTATGAGTCAGGCAATATTTGGTATATGCGATATTACTTGAACTTCCCATATAAATAATTGTTAATGTCTCATTTGTTTTTGAGATTGTTCCGAAAGAAACATATGGTTTTGTGCATATCCAAGGTAAAAAATATGTAACACCTGCTACCAAATCAAAACTGCCATTTTGTCTTAATACCCATAATGAACTAATTTCAGAAGAATTTTCAGTCAAAAAGCAATTAGGATAAATTTTAACAGGGAAAGAAGAGTTTTGAAAAACTCTTGTTATTTTTGTTTTCCATGAAGGTTGTTTGACGGTTTTATCTTCCTCTGGTAAAATCGGGGAATCACATCTGTATGAAATTACAGGTATTTTTTTGCTCTCGATAAATGTTGTATTTGGAGGTGATGAAGCCAAAATAGACGTGTTTTTATGCGAAATGCAAAGAAATTTAACTCCTTTGTAATATACTAATAAAGATTCTTTGTTTAACAAGTCTATAGGCATTTTGACACAATGTATAGGACTTTGTGTCAAATCTATAGTTTGCCGTGGTACCAAAATTGTTTCTTTACCCCACTTAATTTTTCCCCCTTTACATGGTACAGAAAGTATTTTTTTGCAGTTAATCAAAGTGGACAGGTCGGAAAAAGGGGAGCAATTTTCTTCGAGTAAAGTTGTATTCCATAAAAGCTGTTTATCCTCATCGCATGTTAAAATTTCATAAGTGGTGTTTCCACTTTTCTTACCGGTTAAATGCCCTACTATTTCCCCAGACAAACACATTTTGTAACTACAAACATTATCAATTGCCTCGTCTAACATCTTAAAATTCAACGAGCGAGATTGTTGTAGATATTCTATCGTTTTGGTGTTAGTGAAAGCATGGGAAATTTCCGCATATCTTTCTTTTGGAGTGGTTTTACACATTACAAAATACCCAAATATTTTTCTTTGAAATTTTGCGATTTTGTCAGTGAAATTAAATTTGTCTAAAACACCTGGAAATTGTAAATTTAAATTATGTATATAATTTTTGTTGTAAGCAACCGAAACTTCTGATAAGATATGGTTAACGTCAGTGTATTTTTTAAGCATACTTTTAGAACTTTTAATACCACACGGTATGAACATCAAATGACAGCATTCTTGTTTAATAACAATATTGAGTAATGAATAATAAATATCTGGATAATTTATTTGTAGATCTGCCATTGTTTGTGACGTTAAGGATGTAATTTGCTGGCTATACCAACTATTCTCATAGTGTCTATCTATGGACACTGTATTAATTATGCATTCTAGCAATTCCAAACAACTCATTTTTCTTATACAGAAAAAAATAGCTTGAAGAATTAGATGAAATTTTAAATATGTATACAATTTTCAATCTCAAGTCTGATCTCAAAAATAAAAGACAATTAGTTATGGGTTCAGAACACTGGGGAAAATGCGCTTGGTCTTTTATTTACAACGTCGTATTGTCCCATAAAGGTAAGATTAAACATTTGAAGGCTTTTTTACTCAATTTGCAATATGTTTTACCATGTGAAAAATGCAAAAAGCATTATTCGGAATTTTTAACAGAAAACCCAATTCCTAGCAAAAAACATTTAATTTTTCAATGGTGTGAACTTTTAGAAAACAAAATAGCAAAAGAAAATTACAAAGATGAATATATCCCTATTAGAAGATTAGACCAAATATTAACTCCGTATATTCGCTCTGTACCAACTGTAAACAATATAAATTCTTCGACGGTTTCTACAGAGGTTCCAAAAGCTCCAAAAGCAACCGTTCAAGTTTTAAAAAGCGGGGGAGACTGTATTAATTGTAATAAAGATAGAATGAAAAAATCATTGCAAAATGTATCCATGCTCAACATGGGGGCTCCAGTGCTGAATAATTACGAAAAACCTCTTTGGTACTCTAGAAGAATTTAAAATAGATCTTAACAATTATAGAGGAATAAGAAATGGTTGAAACTCGTTCACAAAAGAAACGAAAAAGGGAGGAAGAAGCGAACTCCCAAGAAAAACAAAAAGAACCTCGTGTTGATTCCGCGGAAGATCGCGATGAATTACAAGAACCTCTTAATTTAGGGGACGAAGAGGTTATATATGTTTATGAGAGCGAAGACAATGAAGAAAATTCCGATGGAGAAAAATCTGATGAAGAGATGAATCCGAGTAATTGGATCGCTCAATTTCTATCACCGGAAGATATGGAAGATATAGAGGATCCCGATTACAATCCTGAAGATGGAGAAGTAATTTCTCTTAACTATGCCGGACTGTGCAAATTGTTAGGAGCAACTGGTCAAGAAAAAATTGCCGAAAATCTTAAAAATGTTATGGAAACTATCAAAGATAAAACTCCAAATTTTATGAAAATATTATCAGAAAACGTTCAACACGAACATCGTGTTAAGCTAGTGGAATTATATGAAGCTTTGAAAGAATTAGAAACCGCTGGTATGGCTGGTCAACCTTCTAAACTAGAATATATATCACTGAGAGATCATATAAATGAATTAACAAAGAGATACAAGCGTAAAAAAGAATTATTTGACGAAATGGATAAAGTCTCGAGAGAAGGAATGGAGAAAGACATCAAGGATTTGGAAAAATTCTCTAACCCTGATGAATCGATAGAAACTCGTATTTTATCGTTAGAAACAAGCAAACAAAACAAAGCAGTCATCTATTCTAAATACAAAAGAATGGAATCTTTGTCTAAACACGATGATGAAAAAAGTAAACTCAGAACCTGGTTAGACTGGGCAACAAAATTGCCACATAACAGAATCAAATTACCTGAAAGACAAGTAGAGGTTTCTACAACTATTCTAAATATAGCAAAAGAGTTGGATAAAGAATTATATGGAATGACAAGCGTGAAAGAGCAAATTTTAACGTTCATAACATCTCGACTGATCAATCCAAATGTCAAAGGATGCTCTCTTGGTCTTCTGGGACCACCTGGAACTGGTAAAACAACAATTGCTCGTCTTTTGGCTAAAGTTTTACAAACTCCATTTGCTCAAATGTCTTTTGGGGGAGTCAAAGATGCAGATTTTTTGAAAGGATTTGATTTTACATATGTGGGGTCTAGACCAGGAGAAATAGTAAGATGTTTGACTAGAATGAAATATAAAAATGGTATATTATTCATGGACGAATTTGAAAAAATAGCAAACAACAAAAATATACTAGCAGCATTACTTCACATTGTCGATCCGCAACAAAATATGGAATTCAGAGATAATTATTTGAGGGATATAACAGTTGATTTATCTAGTTTATGGTTTATCTATTCTATGAACTCTTTGCCAACTGATTCTGCCTTGAGGGACAGACTCCATGTAATAAACGTAAATGGATATACACAATCCGAAAAGAAAACGATAGCTTCTGAATACAGTTTGCCGAAAATTTTAAAAAATCATGGATTAAATTCTTCCGATATTATTATTCCCGATGAAGCTATCACTCATTTAGTTAATAAAATTTCTCCAAATAAATCAGGTGTAAGACCCCTTGAAAATTCTTTGAAAGAAATTGTTAGTAAGACAAGTTTTTTGGTTACAAACGCCAATCAATTAAAAAATTTACCTTTCAAAGTGTCCTTTGATGTTGGAAAAGAACTTTCTTACCCTGTTACGGTTACAAAAAGTTTAATCAATAAATTATTAGGACACAAAGATGATATAGATCGAGATGTTTTATCTCATATGTATTTGTGATCATTATATGTATTTCATATAATGAACTATGCAAAAAGATTACAAAGTAAATTTAATCCCGCAAACGCAGTTGTACAAGCTAATACGCAAAAATCATCGATTGTTGGTAAAGTTGACATAGCAATAATGGAGCTTACACAGAAAGAACCTCCTATAAAAGTTTGCAATGCCATATGTTTACTGCATTTCAAGCATCTATTTTCTTCGCGAACAAACCATGCTATTACTGGTGACATCATAGAATTAATAAAAGAAACAGTTAAACAAGTATACTTTACGCTATCGTTATTATAAAAATTAAAATCTGGTACTTCGTAAATAATTATTAGCAAGTAACAAATTATATTGATGAGAAAAGTAGGGGCAAAGAAAACTAAAATTTTATTGTGCAAAGAAAATTGCAGACCAGACTGAGGTAAATTTCTAGGGGAATTCCTAGGGGAATTCCTAGAATTGCTTCTTGAATGCACTGAATAATCATACTCAGCTAAACATATTTCACAGTTTCTTCTTTTATGTGTATTTCTCCCATGTGACAGCCTCCACTGATTTAAACATTCTTTGTGAAAATAGCCCTGGGTACAATCACAAGGACGTATCAAATTACCTTCTTCTAAGCAAATTCGACAAGTGTTTGTGTTTTCGAACATAATTTTTTCTCGAGCTTGTCTAACTATTTTAAGTTTTCTGTAAATTTCCTTTTTAGAAAGTTTTTGGTTGAAACAAGTCTCCATTTATTAAAGAATAACAAGATTTTCTACTTCTTGAGAATTTATCCCATCAAACAAGGAAAAGTAAATTGACTTCTCTTCGTTATCTTCTAATGGTGTTTGAACCGGGTCAATTTTGGTTAAATTTAAAATGTCTCTTTTGCAAGGATTCATTACGTTTTTTTCCGTTATCATGAACTGACAAAACCTTGAAAAGTTCCCAAGATTCCGAATCATCCTAATATTTTTAAAAATCATTAAAAATTCATCGTGTAAACCCAGAGAAAGACTTAAAAAATTTTCTCTATATTCGTTATCGTTAAATATGTTATAGTAGTGATCTCTGAAACAACTTACTAAACTCTGGGAACATAAATCCCGAAGTTCTAACACTAAATTTTGAGCTCGACAATCCATTCTCCAGTGATGTTTGTCCTGTTCGTCAATTTTACACAATTGATAAAATGCAAAGGGATCTTCGTTTCCTGGATCTCCAAAATATACGTAAGTGGGATTTTTATGACAAAGTATCCTCGACAGGGTTGATTTTAAAGGAAACAAACCAATAGTTTCCGGTATTATTTTTGACCGTATCCACTCGGAGTGAAAAATATTGGGATGTTTAGCAAAACTCAAAGCTATATCTAACTCTTTAAGAGTGGATCCGTCTGGTTGATGTTTTTCATAGTTTGTTGATTTCAAAAATCTCAAATCCAAAGGGTTAAAATGCTGGACTATTTGCTTTTGAATTTTTCTTTGTGTGTAGTTTTTACTTTTAAAGAAGTCTTCCAGCTTTTTGGAGCAAAATTTAAGTAATTTTATGTATTCCGGAATGTTACCACGCCTGAATATTTTCATACGCGATATTTTTATTTCCCGTAAGTTTTTGGAGAATTGTTTTGCATTCAAAGAATCGTATTTCCCCGAAAACAATTCAAATACATCTGTGTCCTCTGAAATGTCTTCCCCAAAAGTGTGATCTAGAACCTCATTCTCGTCGGGGATATCGTTTATCTCTTCGTTATCCGGTGATCTAATCATTGTTTTTGCGACTGCCAGTTTTGCCCTCAAATCTTTTATTTCATTTCGATATTTTTGGAAAACATCATTCGCGGTATGTTCTAAAGAACAAGTTTTAATGTGTTTATCCCATTCGAAAATACTAGTTGTATTAAAATTCTTACAACGCAAGCAAACAAACAACAATCCTCTAAACCTTTTACATTTTTGACTTTCCTGTAAATGCCTCTGTAAATACCTTTCTTCCTTGAACATATCCCCACAAAATTTACAAGCTATTTGATTTTGTGCCATTTTAATTATTAGATATTCCTAGATATAATCATTTTGTTTAAAGATCCCAATTTAAATAAAAATGACAGAAAGGTTTGAAATATCTATCGATTCTGGTAAGTTATCAGAAATAGCACAGTCATACAATCGCGTAGAATATCAAAATTTCTTTGATGATTTAGGAGAAATAAATATACCTGTAACAGCTGAAGAATTTGTTATTTATGATTCGTGTAACTGGCCTGCCAGACTTGAATTTATCAAAAATAAACTTGGAAAGAGTTCGTTCGCAATGTCAAGCAATGTATGCGACGGTAAAAAAGATGGTATATCTGGATGCAGAGACTGTTGTCAAGAAAATTCAAAAAATAATTACGAGAATTGTGTGGTCAGTTGCATGACATCTCACAAGTCAAATTTCAAAATGGGTAAAAAAATTTGTTCAAACAAGGGAATATTAACACCTGATGCAGTTAAAAAACTAAAAAAATTGGCATCACAAAAAGATGGGGATACCCACTCTGAGAAAGGTGGATTATTAAAATACGTCAAAAAAGGTAATGTTTATTACTTTGACTTGGACGATAAATCTTTGGTAAAAGGAGAATCAGCTGAAACAGACGTTCCGGACGGAATTAAAGGGAAAGATAGATGTAAAGAATCTTGTGCAGGTTTTCACACCCACCCACATCAAGAATATATAGTTCAGAATGTTGTGTATGCGTGGCCTTCGGGAGATGATTATCAAGCTTTTTTAGAGAAAATTATAGACAAAACAAGTTTTTTACATTTTGTGATAGCAAAAGAAGGATACTATATAATTTCTTTGCATCCAAATGCAATAGCAAAAGGCGAAGATTTTATTAAGAAATCCCAGAAGAGAGCTAAAAAATACAAATTTTCATTACCTTCTTCCAAAAGCGAGGGTAATCCAAATGAATACAAAAGAAAATTAGATTCTATCCCAGAAGAGGAAAAGGTTTTTCACGTTGAATTCAAAAAGTACAATACTGCGAAACCATTTTCTTTTTACTTTCCGACTGAAAATTCCTCTTGTGAAATTTAAATTAATTCAATGAATTAATTTGACTTATTTTAATACAAACTAAGATTTTTAATACAGCTAGGTACCTTTTGAAACGGTATGGGATAATAAACAACGACTGTGAGGCTATCAGGGGGACACTGAGTTCTTCCTTGATCTATCACATAAGTTTTTTGGAGATGTTTGGTTTGATCCAAAACAAAAATTAATTCCTGCGTGGTTTTTGCTTTGAGAACAACTTTAGTTGATCCACAAGCTTTGTACTTTTTCCAAATTTTTCTATTTCTTTTGTCAGATATCATGTTTTCCACGATATCAGCTATTCCATGTCCAACTTGAGCTCCCACTTTTCCTGGAGATAAGTTAAGTTGTTTGTTTACTAGTATATAAATTCTGTAATCTTCATCACAAGTTTCCATTGCTGTACTTTCTGAAAAATCTGGATATTCAGACAAAATATCTATAATGCTCATGTTTATACCTTTGGTGTAAACACTTAAATATAATCATCGATGATGACGTCTAAGATAAGTAAGTATGTCTCCCAGCAAACGACAATCATATTCGTTATATTGGGTTACATCTTTCATGATTCCGCTTTTACATGGTTTTTCAAAACGTTTATAAGCCCTCCATGCTTGTATCATAGCAGTCCTGCCATTTGAACATTCACTCTCCAAGGGTGTAGATATAAGTTCGTGCTTTTTCAAGCATTTTCCTATTTCTTTTAATCCATACCCAAAACAGTCTTTGATTACCACCTTGTTATCGACAAAAAGTTTCCGCAAATCTTTTAACTGATAATCGATACTCCAATCAATTATACATTCTTTTCTTTCCTCGTCGATATCACTCCTTTCGAATTGCTTATTACAAGCTGAATTCCAAAAGTTTTTCTCAGCATGCCAGTAATAAATTGCTGGATTACCTTTCTCCTTTAAAAAATCTACAAATTCTTTCATTATACGGTATTCTTCGTCATTGGTAGGCTTTTGAGCGATAAAATAGCGATATTTCCAACTTCCGTCACTGCCAAACCATCCTACACCGATATGATAAATCAAATTTTTTGGTTTTTGGTATGGCATTTCTGTAAAATCAGAAAAAACATCTGTGAATGTTTCGAAATCTACAAAAACTTCGTTATCAGTGCTTTTCCAAGCAAACGTGTTTTCTTTTAAACAACTGGGTAAAACTTTGACAACAGACTGTCTATTTATTTTAAGCATACTATTTATGATTTCTCCTCGTTTACCGCCTATCCCTAAATCCTCGCTTTTCAAATTTGGGTTTTTCCACGATTTAAATCCGTTTTTAAAGGCTGTATCTCGATTTCTAGGACCACACATCCAAACAGAAGTTATTTCTCCTACTTGATTGGCTATAACTTTTTTAACACCATTCCATTTTCCTGAATCTTTGCACATATTTGGGTAAAGTTCCTTTCTTGAAGGAGGAGATGTAGTCCATTTATAACCATTTGTCTTAACTTCTCTGCACCATTTTAACGCTTTTTTGGTTTTGTTTATAACTTGCAAATCATACCCTGAAAATTCTATCACACCCAGGCGATCCAAGCACGAAAAGTTACTAAACTTAACTCCTTTACTCGTATATCTCCATCTTCTTCCCAATACAAAACCATATTGCGGCATGTATCTTTGTATGGAATTTAATGCTTGAGTGTAAATCCATATTTGCGCTTTATAAGCAGGATAAGAACCTTGATTTAACAGATACAATCCTTGGCAATTAAGAGGTAGTGTAGAAAATTTAACATCTATGATAACATAATGATAATCGGGGGACAAACAACATCCTGTTTTGAAAGATTGCAAAATTTCTTCTGTAAGTCCGTTTGGTATAATTTTTGTGATATAATCACTTCTTACGATAAGATCCGCTACTCCATAAGTATTATTTTTTGTGTTAGCAAGTGGTGCTGAATGTAAAACCGGTACCCCCGATCTCAGCAATTCTTTTGTTTTTTCAACCCCTTCTGCTGAATAATGTTCAGCTACTTTAACAATCGGGCACACATTTGCGTTGATAAAATTAATAACTTTATCTTCAAAGGCTATCCCTTGATTCATTAAAAAATTTTCAAAAGTTTCTTGTGCTTCCGAAACACTTGAATCTGAGCGAGATCGTGTTCCGGTAGAAGTTTGATGATCTGATTCCAACCAATCTATCAACGGATCATTAAGCATGTAATTATAAACTCCTGTCGCTTTGATCCACGGATAGTTTCTGGTATTATCGCGAAGACCTTTATTAAGTTTAGGCTTTTTTGATCTTGTGTTTTGCGACACGTTAGAATCGCATAAACCATGTTTTCTCTTAGGCATTTATTGATAAATTAGTAACTTTTAGATATATTGTGTATATCTAAAATGAATCAGTTAAGAAACGTCCATGTTTATGATGGCACTTTAGGACAACATTACACTAAAGTACATAATTTATCGAAACAAGAAAAGATAGATATTTTTGGCAAGTTTTCCGAGAAGCTTTCTAATCCTCTAGCTTCTAGAATGATACAAATTATAATTTTTGATCTTAATTATCCTAAATCTGGGGAATTTACAAATAAAGATAATAAAAATAGTTTAGATTGTACCGATATTTTAGGTGATATTTGTAAAAAATTAGAAGACAATTCAGAAATAGATATAGATTTTATTCAAGAACAAATTGTTGATATTTTTAGATTAGGACAGTGCGCTCAGGGTAGAACAACAAGATTTTTGCAAATTTGGAATGCCATAAAAGATGCTTAGAAAAATTTATGAGATAATAAATGGGAGATACATATATCGCGAATGATAGACTTGACGAAGGCACTGTTGTTGCCCAACAAGCAAATTTAGGTCAAGCTCAAATTGCCGGTCAATCCGTTATAGGCGGAGGCGGAGGTGGAGGTGGAGGCGGAGGTTCCGGAACTCCTGGTGCGACAGGAGTTCAGGGTTTAACAGGAGCTACTGGTCCTACCGGAAATATCGGAGCTACTGGTAATCTAGGACCCTCCGGACCAATAGGCCCAAATGGGTTTACAGGAGCTACTGGTTTTGGTTTAACAGGAGCTACTGGTTCGACCGGTATTCAAGGGTTTATAGGAGCTACTGGTATCCAAGGATTTTTAGGAGCTACTGGCTTGGGTTTAACAGGTTCTACTGGCTTACGCGGCTTACCAGGTAGCACCGGAATAATCGGTCTAACGGGTAGCACTGGTCTTTTAGGCCCAACTGGGCCTTTGGGAGCTACCGGTCTATCTGGCAGTACCGGTGTAATTGGATTAACTGGTAGCACAGGAGCTACTGGTATCAGGGGTTTGACAGGTAGCACTGGTATCAAAGGCTTGACTGGCAGCACTGGTATAAACGGATTAATTGGTAGCACTGGTGTTTTAGGACCAACCGGAGCTACTGGAGCCAGTGGTATACAAGGGTTTTTAGGAGCTACAGGTATCAAAGGCCTAACTGGTAGCACTGGCCTTTTAGGCCCAACAGGGCCTTTAGGAGCTACCGGCCTAACTGGCAGCACTGGAATAATCGGTCTAACAGGAAGCACTGGAATAATCGGACTAACCGGAAGCACTGGTGTTTTAGGCCCAATCGGACCTTTAGGAGCTACCGGTCTAACTGGTAGCACTGGTATCATAGGATTAACGGGATCAACGGGTATTCAAGGTTTCGATGGGAGTACCGGACCTATCGGATTTTCAGGGGCTACCGGCTTCGGTTCCGCTGGGCCAACTGGGTCTACAGGTGCAACGGGGTTAACGGGGTTAACTGGTAGCACTGGCATCATAGGACCTTCTGGAAGTACCGGCCTAACTGGTAGCACTGGCATCATAGGACTAACCGGCAGCACTGGGGTAATTGGGTTAACCGGTAGCACTGGTATCATAGGACCTTCTGGAAGTACCGGTATACAAGGATTAACGGGATCAACAGGTATACAAGGATTAACGGGATCAACAGGATTGATAGGCAGCACAGGATTTCTAGGACCAACCGGTTCGACTGGAGCTAGTGGTATTCAAGGTTTATCCGGAAGTACTGGTATACAAGGATTTCGAGGAGCTACTGGTATCAAAGGTTTCGACGGGAGTACCGGAATTCAAGGTTTCGATGGCAGTACAGGTGTTTTAGGACCTACGGGAAATCCCGGTGCCACAGGTCTTCGTGGGTTTTTAGGTGCTACGGGGATTCAAGGATTAACTGGTTCTACTGGTCTAAAAGGTTTAACTGGATCAACCGGTTTGGTGGGTAGCACAGGAATTTTGGGCCCCACTGGTTCGACTGGAGCCAGTGGTATTCGAGGATTGGCAGGTAGTACTGGTGTAATTGGATTAACTGGTGCTACAGGTGTTTTGGGACCAACTGGATTTCCCGGAGCTACTGGAATTGGTTTGGTAGGACCAACTGGCGCTACAGGTGTTTTGGGACCGACTGGGAATCGGGGAGCTACTGGAATTACAGGAGCTACAGGTCTTTTGGGACCTCCGGGAAATCCAGGAGCTACAGGTCTTTTGGGACCTCCGGGAAATCCAGGAGCTACAGGTGTTAGTATAATAGGACCAATCGGTGCCACGGGTTTATCCGGCGGTCCAGGTCCTACAGGACCTTCAGGTGCGACGGGTGCTACTGGATTAACAGGTGCGACCGGTCCCACGGGTGCTACAGGTTTGACAGGTGCAACTGGATTAACGGGCGCTACCGGTCTTAGAGGGGCTACCGGTCTGACAGGGGCCACCGGTGTGGGTGGATTCCCTGGAGCCACTGGGATAGAAGGAGATAAGGGAGCCACTGGGATAACAGGGGCCACTGGAATAGATTCAAATAAGCCTTTTGTGGATCTGACGTCTGCCAATTTAATAACATGGGATGCTAGAGCCGGAAATAATGCTAAAATAGTTTTATCCAATTTTGATAATGAATTACAAGTCGTTAATGCAGTAGATGGAACTCATTTCACTCTTTTGATCAATGCAACAGCTAATGATGTTCTTAAATTTATACCTATTACTAGTTGGTATGGTCCAGAAAGTAGTTTGGATTTTTGGATTCCGGCTATTCCGTCGGTTGAAAATTATATTCTACAATTCTTTTTCGATGGTAGAAACTTTTTTGTGACTACAGAGGTAGAGGCAAAAATTCAATTGGACATCGGAGGTATTATAGGAAATGGCTTGCAAAATTACTATGATGCTAGGTTATTTCAACCAGCTAAAGATAATTCTTTGTGGCCATCTGTTGCCAATTTTGGAAACACAGCTGTTATTACTGGGACAGGAGCTCCTGAGTTATTAAGTGAAGAAAATATAGATCCAAATACGGGTTTACCAGTAGAAAATTTCTTTTTACGAACTAGTGATCAGGGTATGAGAGCTCCTATCGATCCGGGATCACCTGTTGCTGTTTCCAATAGTTATACACAACAAGTTTGGGTAAGAATTAGAGGTATAAATACTTTTAATGGTATCATGGATTTTTCTCCAAATGAATCTTATGCGATGTACTGGGAAGATTCTCCACTTCCTGGGTTTATTTATATGAGTGAAACTGGTAGCACGGTTTCGGGCAGAGGAAGAACACCTCCGGGTACTGGAACTGTATCGGCTGAGTGGATAAACGTAGCCATCACCTTTTTCTCATCCGGAGTTGAATCAACGTCTCAGTTAAATATTTATATTAATGGGGTATTAGCAGATACCGTAACAGGTGGTAATGGAATTGGACCAGCGGCCCGTGGTGATATTATTTGGATTGATTTGTTGACATCTGCTTCGGATAGTGGAACGGAATATGGTTTCGAGGGTGATGCGGCTATTATGATGCTTTATAACAGATCATTGTCAGCGCCAGAAATATTTACCAATTACGAGGCTCAAGCAGGAAGATTTGGATTGTCAGGAAAAGGTGGTTCAGTTTTTATGTAAGTTAAAATTTTATTGCCATACAATAAAATGCAAATATTTGTAAAGACCCTGACGGGTAAGACGATCACTTTAGACGTTGAGCCATCGGATACGATTGACAATGTCAAACAAAAAATTCAAGATAAAGAGGGTATACCTCCGGATCAGCAAAGGCTGATATTTGCGGGAAAGCAACTTGAAGACGGTAGAACACTCTCTGATTACAACATTCAAAAAGAAGCGACATTGCACCTTGTTCTTAGATTAAGAGGAGGAGGAAAGGTCGGGCAATAAAAATTAATAAAAATCTATTAATTTTTTCCGAAAAAATTTTGTCTATAAATAAAAAATATGTCTACAAAATTGATACTTAACTACATCGCTATTGCTCTCCTTGTAATTTGCGCTTTATGTGCGTTGCTTGGAAGATCTCTGAGAATGTCTGAGCAGATGAAACAGACGTGCTGCAGTCTTTCGACTTTTGTCGCCATCGTTCTGATCGCGGTTTCGGGTGTAATTGAAGACTAATTTCATTGTTCTAAAATTCTTTAAACAATAATGTGTAAAGAAAAATGTTTTATCATTGGCTTCATAAAAGTAACAAAAAAATCAGACCAGTTAAAATAGTACCCAAAGCACCTATCACAAAGACTTCACAACAACAGAAGATTTGCTTATTTTAGATGTCACGCCAGCTGGCACTTCCCCGTCCGTATCATCATAATGCGCTCTAACTCTTGCTTTGTTTAAAGGTCTTATGGCTGGTAACAAATAATCTTCCGGAGTTAATTCTTCGCGATAGGTAAAAGTAACTCCTGGTTCTCTAACACTAACAGTACCGTTAGAAACTCTAATTGCGGAGCCAGGAGTTACTTCATTTCTGACTCTTTGTTTTAGTTGTTCGATTATTTTTTCCATTTTCTTGGCTTCAACAAGCGCAGCGCATACTTGTTCGATATTCCATGTTTGAATTTTATCAGATGTTATTCCTGTAAGGCTATTCATTTTCTTGTATCATTTGTGATATAAGAATTTCATTTTGTTCTTCTTTTTTTACTTTTTTGAGTTTCTGAAGTTTTATTTTGTTTTTCGTATTTTTCAATAACCTTTAAAAGTCTCTTTGTGACGTTATTATTAGGCGCTGGCATTTCTGAATTTCCACATTGTGTCATTTCTGTGCAAATTTTACAAGTGCAAGAAGATTCAACAAAATTATCTTTGTCTTCGGTGATTATGACTTTGCGTGATGACATTTATTTAAAATTATGTGTTTTTAATTTCATTAATACTCCTCTTCATCATCATTTTCGCTTCCAAAATCAGAATCATTTAAAATATCATCAATATCTTCGGCCGCTGATTCGTACTCAATTTCATTTCCATCGCTGTCTAGCATAACTTCTACTTCCTCGTACTCAACTTCCTCATCGCCATCTTCTTCCTCTACTTCCTCGTACTCAACTTCCTCATCGCCATCTTCTTCCTCTACTTCTTCGTACTCTACTTCCTCTTCCTCTTCCTCTTCCTCATCATCGACCACTTCTTCGTACTCTACTTCCTCATCGCCATCTTCTTCCTCTTCTTCCTCTACTACTTCCTCATCGCCATCTTCTTCCTCTTCTTCCTCTTCCTCTTTCTCTTCGTCATCTTTGCCTTCTACTTCTTCCAAATTACCTTTCAAAGCTTCGCCCACCATTTCTTCAATATCTTTTTCTGTTTCATTTTCTCTGGCATCTCCCTTTTGCATTTTAGCCCCTCTTTTAAGTCTAGCTTGATTGACCTCCTCTTCTTCATCCGCCAAAAGATTTTCAAGTCTTGCTTCTTCTGCTTTTGTTCGTTTTACATTAAGATTATCGGGCATTTCGTAAGCAAACCTAAATTTATTACAAAGTTCAATGTCTTCTTTTGTCAAAGGTTGATTACCTTCTCCTTCGATATATTTTGCGAAAACTTTTTTAGTATCCGGGTTAAAAACAAGTTTAGAATCTTCGTGCATATATTCCCCGTTGCTATTTTTTGAAATTTTTAACGAAGGTGGTTTAACTTTCTTGACAACATCTTTCTCTTTTGTTGTAAAGCTTTTTGATTTTTTCTTTGGACTCTTTCTAACAGGACTTTTAACCTCTTTGTCATCGACTTTTCTACCCAGCAATCTTTCAAGAAGATCATTCTTCTTACCACTCACTTTGAGTCCTCGGGTTTTGCATAAAGCCTTTAATTCTGCTACCTTCATAGATAGTATATCCGTAGTACTAACCTCAATTTCTTGTGTTTCAACCTTTTGAGGTTTGATATTCTGTAAATTTTCAGACTTTTCATTGCTGTAGAGTTCCCATAATTCGTCAAAGGGAATGCCATATCTGCTCACCACAGCTTTGAATAAGTCTGTTGCAAGATTATCCGAAAAACTTTTGTATTTATCTGAAATGCTTGTCATATTTGTTGTTTAGACTCGTATAGTATTAAATCAATTTTCTCAAATTATAATAAATGAGTATTTTATTTTTCATTCTTTTGACCCTCGGGATAGCGGGTCTATTTTTTCTAGCAGTGTTTAATCCAATGGCTTCTAAACCAAAAACATTTAACAACGGATATACATGCGGATCAAAAGGATGTGAACAGGTCGAAAACGGTGATTATTCGAGCCTTGAAGCATGTCAAATAACATGTAAAAGTTATTTGAAAAAATCTGGGAAATGCGTAACGACCAATGGCGTGCCCTGGAACTCTTACGCATCAAAAGAATTATGTTTAGCTAGCAACTAGCTTTGATATATCTGAAAGACATCAAATTTTTAATTTCTGAACTAGATAGTTTTTTACTGCAATGAGAACATATATAAACCGTGGTTTCTTTTGCATTGAATGCGATATCTATTGTTTTACCTGTAATATTTTCACACGATACGCAAGGAAAAAACCAGCCACAAGTCGGTAAATTCTCCCAAATATAGCAAGTTCTTGAGTCATACCAATATCGCGTCATTTATCATAATTTTTATATTTAAAATTATGATATCTTGTATTTTTAATCCCAGTCTTCGTAAAATTCATCATCTTCATCTTCTAACTCAGAGTAATCTTCTGAATCTATCCCTGAATCATCTGAGGAATTGTCTGCGCTAGAGTTTGAAGATTTGTCAGAATCATCTGATTCTGAAATATCGCTCTCCTCTTCTATCGGATCCTCCGAATCATCGTCTGAATCTTCTATATCTTCATGAGATGAGATATCAGATTCACTCTCTTCGTCAGAGGATTTTTCCGATGAGCTAGGAGCAAATTCAATTAATTTTTGGGTAATACTAATCCACTTTTTTCTTATACGGTCTCGAGTAGAATATTTGTGGTTTAGCTGTGTGGCTAAATTTTTAATATTCATGATAGCTGGTTTTTTGTTCACCAGTATTGTTTCTTTTGGGTCAAGACCATCTTCTCCGTATACAAACTGTACAACATGACCATTTGCATTTCTAACAGTTCCATCTTGTTTAACCGCCAAGTCTTCAGCTACTTTAACAAGTTTACGTTGAATATACCCAGTCTTAGCTGTTTTCATAGCCGTATCTGTAACACCTTCACGACCAGTTATAGCATGGAACCAAGTTTGAGCAGGGGATAAACCTTCTAGGAAGTTACCTCTTACAAAACCCTTTGATTCGTATCTTACGTCCTGGGGTAAATCCCCAAAAGGATAATGAACTGTTGGTCTTTTTCCATGATTCAAATAAGGTTTGATTCGGGCTCCTGAAAAATTTTGTTGTCCCATAATTCCACCAATTTGACCTATATTAAAATAATCCCCTTTCGATCCAGATGTCACTGTTTTAACAAAATTGTTTTCTGGTGTAAGAGCATTTTTAGCCATTCTAAGACCAATATCCCTCGCTTTACTCAAAGCAGCGTTAATTTTAGCTTCTCTTATTAACGGATTGGCAGTTGTTTTCTCGGCTATATCCGCCTCCAACATATATCTTTCAACCGCCTCTGAAATAGCTTCTTTATTTGTAGCTATACAATCTTTGATACCAACGCTAAAACCTTCGTATAGTAACCAATTGTTGGTAACAAATTGTATGTTGTCTATGATTTCTAAAGCTTTACGAGCACTGTATTCTTTGGCTATTCTGCGTAAAATAGAATTATGACCACCTTTGAGGTCGGATTTAGTTAAGGCTCCTTCTATCATAACTCCCTGTTCTATCACAACAAAAGGTTCGTCGGGCACAGCGTTATTTTTCTTGCGATAGAAAAAATCACCGGGTAAAATCATAGATATTAGACCTCTGCCAGAATAAGGGCCGGGTATATCTTTATTTTTCATCACCCTCGAAATTTTTCTTATTTTTTGCAATATCCAAGAAGTTTTCTCCCAGTTTTCGCCTTTACAACAAGCACAAAGTTGAAAAAATTGATGTTTAGGCATTAATCGATTGTCACAACTCATCAAATAAGCAGCCGATAACGAATCTTGCACAATTTTAATGTTTGTTTTCCCCGATTGAGCTGAAACTAATAAATGTTCTGGGTCCGATAATTCCATTAGTTCAACACGTGCCCTAAGATCTTGAGGTACATGTATATTCATTTCATCTCCGTCAAAATCAGCGTTAAAAGGAGAAGTCGTCGCAAGATTAAAACGAAAAGTTTTTCCTGGTAAAATTCTGACTCTATGTGCTATCATAGATCCTTGATGCAACGTAGGCTGTCTGTTAAATAATACAATATCTCCGTCCTGTAGTTGTCTTGCTACTTTATCCCCGATCTGGAGAGAAAAGACTTTTTGTTTTTCTTCAACTGTAGGAATTCTTTTTCCTTCCCTCTCGATGATGTCTCCTTTTATTAATTTAAAATGACTATCTTCTGGTGTAATAGTAATTCTTTTAGAACCTCTTAAAATTATGTCGTTGACACGAATTGGAGTACCTAATTTTCGGGTAGCATATTGCAAGTTGATTCTTGATTTACCACGGGTAACGGTGTTGCACTTTCCAGAGTCAACTAAATTTTGTATCTGATGAATATTATATTTGTTTACGTGAGTATCGACTGATAATGTTTTGGCAACATATGGCGGAATACCCAAAACACCTGTCGGCAATGTTGGATCAGCTCCAATAACAGTTCTGGCCGCTTGTTCTACTCTTTTACCCATAAGATTTCCCCTGACAATACCATCTTTCCCTGCTATTCTTTTTTTGATGCATTTGAAAGGTCTTCCATTTGTATGTTTTGCTTTGTTTTGACTGTTGTCGAATAAAGACTTAACACGAAATTTCAATGATTGCCAATATTTTGCAATTTTGTTTTGCGGCGTTTCTGGTTTGGATAGATGTGCATTGATTTTGCATATTTCAACGTATTGAATTGTTAGATCATCATCACACATCATTCCATCTGCTGTCACCCATGGTCTGTCAACCGGTGGTAATACAGGTAAGGTTTTGATTATCAAGCTCTTTGGATGCACCATTTTTGGATCAAAACCTAGTAAACTAACCAACTCGTCATCCATGTTAGAAAAACATCTAGAAATGTCACTCGCTGACATTGGAATTTTAGTTTTGTCGCTATAAAGCATGTGATAAGTTGATTCTGTTGTCGAAAATTGTATCTTTGGTTGATAAGCTTTACAGTGCATGCAAATTTGAACTTTTTCACAGTTTTTGCAAATTCTTTCAAACCTTTTACGTCCTTTTAATTTTAAAATTTTTTGCATTTCAAGTAATTCTTTTGTTATTAACAGTTGGTTACAAGAAAAGCATAGCACACGTAACAATTGTAAGACGTGTTTATATTCCAATGGATGAACCAAAGGTCGAGCTAAATTAATATGTCCGAAATGTCCAGGACATTCTTTTGAGTTAAGTCCACAAGTTGGACAGTTTTTATGGGGATCCATGCTCCCAAGGCGTGGATCATATACAGTTCCTTCTGGATCTCCTGTTAATTTTGCTGAAGTTATCTCAGCAGCTGAAGCTTTTAAAATATCTTCGCTGCTCCATATTCCAAAATGAACTTCGCTAATGCAATTAGTGCTATCGGTACTATTCATCATCTATATCTTTGGATATAGATGTTTTAAATTCAGTTTTTACAAATTAGGTACAAAATCTTCGTCTTCAAAAACTATTGCTTCTCCTGCTTCCACATCATCTTGAATAGTTCTTAATCTTTTACCTTTCCATTTTACACCTCTGCCTGGCTCCCCCCAAGCTTTAGTAAAATATATCTGAACGTCATTTTTGACAGGTATATGATGTCCTGGCAAACTTTCTTTGAACCAATCTTTGAAAGCTCCATACATCTCCAATAACGACAATGATTTGCTTTCGTCGTCGATCGTGACTTCTTCGATAAATTGTCTGTAAATATCGTTTTTCTTTCGATAGCTTTCTGTCGCCATTTTGACTTTCGGAGGTTCTGGTTTTCTCTTCATATGTTTGCGATGTTCAAGCAAATAATAAGCAAAAGCTTCTACCATACCTGGAATTTTATCTTGGAAAGATCTATCTTTTGGAAATCTCTTTTCTTGCATTTGCTCATCGAACGTTTCGGGAGCATCATCACAAAAAGTTGATTCAAATGGAATAAGTCTAATACGATTCCACACAGCTTTGTCTCCGTAGGGAAGCTGTGGAGGTTCGTTGCAAATAAGAACTAGTTTAAACATCGGGGTAATTTCACCGCCTTCTTTAAACAAACCACGAGCAAAGAACGTATCATTACCAGAAAGTTCTTTCAAGATACCAATATTTATGACGTCCTTTTGATCTGGTTCCTGTAATACAGCAAACCTAACACCATTTCCAGCTCTAACCAATTCGGGACAAGCTGCGCTACTTTGCGTTCTTTTACCAACTATTAAAGCTGTTGGCAACTTAACCGAATACTGTCCAAGCATTTTCTCAAATAATATTTGTGTAATAGATTTTGCGTTGTCACCTTCACCTGACCAAACTTGTACTATTTTGCTATGATTTCCACCAACAAATACATCACTGGACGTATCTATGAAATATTCTCGTACACTCTTATCTGGGAAAACCTTTGTTATAAAGTCTTTGATTCTGTTTAATTCGATTGAATCATCTTCAAACCTTTTGTATTCAACAGCCATTTGCAAAGATATATAATCTTCAGGACTGCCTTCTCTGAAAGAATGAGTTCGTGTGTCGTAAACACCGTTTCTAAATCCTATCAAGTAAGGATTTTTGTTTAGTTTTCTCATAAAATCACCATCATAAAAAACTTCCTTGCATTCTCGCATAACATTTCTTTTGTAAGGTGAGCTTTTCAAATTATTAACAATTTTCATAAGAGCTTTAATCCTTTGTTCAAACATAGCTTTTTCACCTGCATCAGCAGCTGATCCAAGTTTTGTAAATAATTCTTGGGAAAGACTGGTGTAATGATCCAAAATTTCTCCAGATATTTTTTGACTCAAATACACACCTTCTTCTATTTCATGCCAGTGATGATTTGTAAATTGATACCAAATATTGTGTCGCATGCTAGCGCACACAAATTGTGTACCGTAAAGTTCATAAAGAGCTCTTGCGATATCATTATGAGACCCGTTCAATGATTGATGAATATATTTTTTCACTTGCTCGCATCTTAATTCATTATATAATTCAGGATTGTCAACACTTGCGAAATGTCTAAGCGTCCCTATAGACATGTCTTTTTTAACCATTCTATCCCATTGGGTGTGACATTCATCTTCATCATATTTTTCTCCGCACCTACTAGAGAAATCACACCAGATGTCTCTTGCTTCATCACACCCGTTACCTATGTTGTACAATACCCAGCCTATACGCATCCATTCATTACGATCTTCCGCTCGGTGAATTCCTAACATATTTACAAGTTTACGGATCATATCCTTATTTTCTTGGAAGTTTATATCTCGCACTTCCTCGCGAGTCTTTTTCTTTTTCTTTTTGAGCCTTGCATTGCCCGTGGGGTGTGCTAAACCCGCTTTGAGTTGACATATTTCCCTACCATAGGGAACAATACTCAATATTCTAGGTAAATAAAATACGACTTCTTTTTTCATTTCAATTTGTCTCTCGTCTTTGTCAAAAATTTTGTACTCTTTGAGACCTTGATCTAACGATATTTCTTGACATTGATCATTGTACATTTTTGTTACCAAATAAGGATCCTTGTCGGCGGCTTTTCTCCCGCCGTACATCAACCACGGAACCTTGCAATAACTAGTATCAATCAAACTAGCAGAATCACTAAATCCCAAATCTTCAAAGATCTTAGCTTTAGCAACAAGATCTTTGATCCGTGAAATCAAATGATTTTCCTGTTCTAATCTGTTCATAAACACGTAAGGAAAATGCAGGTGAAAGCCATGTTTGGTGTACGAGTCTCCATTCTTGATATCCAAATATGGCTTTTTCTGAAGCAAAATACAATATAAATGTTCCGGTTGCAAATCTTCCAAAATTTTCCTCAACACTTCCTGATAAAGTTCTATCAAACGTTTAACATGTGTCAAGGTATATATGGGAGAAGCTTCCGTCTCATCCTCTTCTAATTTTCTTTTAATGTCTACATCGACCAGTACTGGTATATACGGCTGAGGTTTTTCAGCTACTCCTGCTAGATTGCTGCTGTCAGCAACCACCTGAGAGTATATATCTAAAAATTTATCAATATCCTGTCTGTTTATACAATATTTTCCTTTGGGACCAAAAAGTGATACATGAGTCTGGTATAACTGTTCACTTTTATATTTCTTTAAAATTGTCTGAAGTCGTTTGTCCATGTTAGTTACTTGTTGTTGTCATTTTTAAAATAAAATTTCATTTTTCTTGGAATGAAATTTTTAAGGTTAATTCTCGGTATTAATACTGGCGAAAGGGGCTCTTCGATACGATAAACTGTGAATAGTCTGGTCGTATTGCATTATCACAAAATTCATATAACCTGTGATATCAATCCTATTTTTCGCTCTTGGCGTGAGATGAACGCTAGAATAGTCATATCTAGAGACCTGCCGACAGCACCTTTTTGCCGCTGACCATAAAATCTTTTCCGCTTGTTTCTCCGTATCAGTGTAAAAGACTGGTCTACCGTCGGCTGTGATAATCCACAATGGTTTTGTTCTATCAATAGTATATTCTCTTTCTATAACATTTGGTTTACTTTCCTCTTCTTGCTCTCCTTCATCGCTTTCGCTTTCCTCATCGCTTTCCTCACTTTCCTCACTTTCCTCGTCGCTTTCCTCACTTTCCTCACTTTCCTCATCCTTTTCATTTGTTTTTTCAGATGTTTTTGCCTCGGCATCGCTTTTTTCTGTGACATTACCCGCAGATTCTTGTTCTGCTGTATCAATTTCGCCCTCTACTTCTTTTTGAAGTTCAGTATCTGGCTTTACATAATTATCTTTTACACAAGAACTAAGTTCTTCTGTCTTTACAGATGTTTCTGCTTCTTGTTTTGGATCATCTTCTTGCTTGTCAGTTTTGCATTTTTCAGAAGATGGAGTTTTTCCCCAAAAATAGCTACTCATTTATTCTTGTCTAAAATAGTTTTAAGCTAAAATTTTTTTAGTGTTAATAAAAAATGAGTAATATAGTACAAATGTCAAATTACTGTGGCGCTGGTGGAGAAGCCACCAACAACTGTTTATATAAAGATGGAACTGGTGAATGCGAGATGATGGGTTGTGGGTTAAGCGATCCTAACTTATCTTTAATTGGAAACATTTGCCAAGGCGGTGCCCTTAACTCTGATCCAAACTACTGCAAGGGTGTCTCAGGTTGTAAAATAGTATCAGACCCTATTAAAAATGCATGCGGTGGCTCCGTTGGTTCCAGTCAAGCTTGCCGCGGAATACCTTATCCGGCAAATGTAACAGGACTTGGTCATTCAGTTACTTGCTGTGATGATGCAAATTTCAGCGGCGACAATATAGCATGTAGCGGGGCTGTTTTGGATAACGCTTTTTGCGAAAAACAAGCAGATACCATGCCAGTGTGTCACGCTGAAACTTCCGCGCATCATCAGCGTAAACATAGTGGAAACTTTGGTGGTCAAGGTCAGGGAGCCCAGCCACAGCCACCTCTTGGCCCTGGGGGAAAGCCACCTGTTACTGTTAATACTTTGTCGGCTTGGAATATGGGTTTAGGTATCGGATCCATAGCGGTCGGGGTAATTTTGTTTGTGGTCTTTTTAGAGAAAAGAAGCGTTGCGGCGGCTATCTTTGCGCTCCTTCTCTTTGCCGGAATGGGAGTAGTATTTTTAATGAACATAATCAAAATCAAAGAAAACTATGGTAACTTGCCAGCACAGTGTAAGGATTCCGATTGTTCTGGAAAACCCTGTCACGGAGGTGGTAAAGGTGCTAAATGTCGCCCAGGGGCTTGTCGTATGACAACTGGTAACGAATGTTGCTTGCAGGAAGACGGAAGTCCATGCCCGCCATTATCATGCTCTGATGCCGGTGTTTGCAGTCCATGTGAAAATGCAAATCCACAAGCATGTAAAAAAGACAGTGATTGCCCTTCTGGAAAGTATTGCAGAAACTAAGGTTTTATTTTTCAAAAAATATAAAACTTAATTATCCTTTTTGTCGGATGTTTCGGTTACTGATTCGGGCTCTTCCACCAAAGGACGTTCCACGCGCTCTACTGTAATCGTTGAACCAGCCAAGCGACTTGATTTGTAATTAGCATCGTCTCCTTCGGCTTTTGATTGCTCCTCCAATCTATCCTGCTCTGTCAAATAACTATCCAAATCATTGACATCGTGATTCAAGTACTTCATGAAAGAAGTATCATTGCGATCTTCGGGGATACCAGCCCTTTCACGAGCTTGCATGTATCGCTCAAGATACTTATCAGCGTAGTCTGGATTCTCCTGATCGTATTCAGCAATTTCAGCAAGAGTTTTGTCGAAAACTTCGCGAAATTCTTTTACCTTTTTACTATGCTCCATGAAACCCCAAATAACTTGAGCTTTCTTGACACGTAGGCAAGTATACTTTTCATAAGGATCAGTTGCTTCCTCTTCGACTGACTCTCTGATGTTGCGCTCACGTTCTCTGATCTCTTGAACCTGTTGACGTTCTTTCATGCGTTCCTCTTTGACGTGATCACTTACTGTTTTAGTGACAGCTTTCTTAATGTCTATCTCTTCGACATCTTTGCTCCAATCGGATTTCAAAGTCAGTGGCATAGGTTTTCCAACAAAACCGTGAAAAATCTTGTGATAAGAATCGTGATTTCTAATCAAATCTTCAGCTCTTTCATTCATCTCTTGGATGCTTGAAAAGGTACCCCGAATTTTTAGCATTCCGTAAATACCATCTTCGTTCGGCGAAGCTCCTTTTGCCGGAATCCATGAATGCAAAGAATAAGTTTGTCCGGGGATAGCGGGATCGGCATATCTGCGTTCAACTTTACCATATTTAGGCAAAATGCTAGCATCGGATAAATCTCTCATTGCAGCTGTTGTCTCAGCGTCATTTAGAGGTGGATGCGTAACCGCTGTATATTCCTGTTGGACTTGATCTGTAGGTGAGGTTAAAGATGTTTGTTTCTCGGCCATTTTTTATTTAATACATGTGGCTTTAACCCAATTTGATAATTTTAATACTCAAGAGTATAAAAATTAATAAGCCATTTTCCTCTCCCATTCTGTATATTTTTGCTCAAAAGTTTCTAGTTCAGACAACCACATATCACCAGGAGATGTATCTTCCAAAAGTTTAATCTGCGATTCTATTTTTCCTATTTCATCTTGTAAATGTTGTAATTTTTCCTCAGTGAAAGACAGAATATTTAATCTCAGAAGATAATCATAACTTTCGTCAATTTTAACAAATTGCATATCATTCATATCTTTTTCTATTTCTTCTTTTTTACGACGATGTAAAATTAGTTCATCGTTCATTACAGCTGACAAAAACGAGTATTTTTGAGAAGAAATTGTGAGAGAGTGTTTAAATGTTTTCAGTTGAGTTCTTTTTCTTTTTTCGTACAACTTCATTCGCAAAGTACAGAAAAGATTAATAATCTCTTGAATTCCACCTTTTCCGCCTTCATCGCCAAATTTTTTGATGGATCCATTTGGATGAAACAATACCATGTTTGTCGTCGACAAGTAACTTTTGAGTTTTAAGTTATCCAAATTGCATTTAATACCGTTTGGGTGTTCAGTTATCTCAAAATGCACTTTTTGGGGAGTAGAATAGTTTTTCAAGGACTTGATTTCTTTTCTTTCCAAAAGATCTTCCGCGAATTCTTTGAATTTTTCTGTCCACATGCCTACAGGCAATTCAGTAACACTAACTTTGTTCTTTTTCCTTGTGATGACACCTGATGTTACATAACGGGTTTCATCGTAATAGTCATATCCCACTTTTTTACGACGAGTTACTTTTTCTATGGTACCTTTGAAATTGCGATACCATGGATCTATGTCAAGTATTTCATCACCAGCAATCCACCTTCTGCATTGATCGATTAAATCTATTGGATTATACAAAGGTATAGAACAAGACCAACCAGTTCCTATACCAGCGCTGCATCCATTTAGTAATACTGTTGGGATAATAGGTATGTAAAATTTAGGTTCTAATTTTTCTCCCTCTGATTTGGTTCTTGGCAATAGTTCATCATCAGCAATTGGAAACAAAAGTCTTGTTAATACATCCTCTTTCGTGTAAATATATCTACCGTCTGCTGCATCTTTACCTCCGACAAGTCTTGTTCCAAATTGTCCATCTCTGAAAAGATATGGGATATTATTTAATCCAACTATATCATTAGCCATTCTCACAACCGTATCATACAAACACTGTTCCCCGTGATGATAATCTGAGACATTAGCTGTATAACCAGCTAATTGAGCTACCTTCAAAGATTTTCCGGTGTATTTTAATTTGCGTAGAAACACTGCAAACATAATTTTTCGTTGCGATTCTTTCATTCCATCTAATACATTAGGAATACTTCTGCCACAATCATCCAAAGAAAATTCAATAAGTCTTTCGTTTATAAATCTTGAAATTGGCATCTTTTCTTCGTAATCGTGAAATTGTGTAGGATCATAATTAGCAAGCCATTCTTTTCGTTTATCAGAATTTTTACCGTCAAAGACCATACTCATACAGTTATCTCCTTGATCGTCTAAATGATATTCAGTAATTCTTTTTCCAAAAGTTTCCTTAACTTCTGCGTTGTTTGAAGTTCCAAGTCCTTTGTAATATTTTCGTTTTCTTCTTTTATTTTCAGTAGAATTTGCGTCATACTGTTTAACTTCCCTTTCAGTATAAAACAAACGATGATTTCCACCGGATTCGTAAACTCTAACAATCGGAGTTTCCATTCCAACCACATAAGGTTTTTTTCTTTTTAGCAAACTAGGGAACAGTGTGTGAAAGAAATTTAGTAACAATCCGCAAATGTGAACTCCGTCAACGTCAGCATCGCACAACAAAGCGACTTTTCCATAATTTAATGTCGCAAAATTTTTGTCATCAGTGTAATCTACACCAAATTTTAAACCAAGCGCATGTATCGCGTTCGAGATCTCAGCATTTTTTGAAATAGTAGTTACTTTTGCATTGCGTACATTCAATAACTTACCCCTCAACGGAAACAACCCGAAAAAGTCTCTACCTTTTTTACCAAAAGCACCTGTTTCGATACCTCTTACACCGTAAGTTTTCGCTGACAGACCTTCTGTAAAAATACAAGTACACTCTGAAGATTTTTTAGTTCCCGCAAAATTAGCAGGATCATACCCAGGAATTTTCTTGAATTTTTTACTTTTTCTTTCTGTTTTTTTAAGAGTCATCATTTCCTTTGCTTTGATTAAATCTTTGATATCCTCCGCAAAAGGCCATTTCATTATGTTATTAATTTGCTTAGTTGTGACCTTTGTTTCGGGTTTGGGGCTTGCTAAACAAGTTTTTGATTGACTAGTAAATTCAGGATTTGGTAAATCACACTTGACAATCATCAAAAAATGTTGTTTGACATCGTTAATTTTAATTTGTGGTTTTCCTGGCTTGTTGAATTTAGCTATCAGTGGTTTGAAGATAGCGCTGGCCCACGCATCGACGTGCACACCTCCGTCTGGGTTATAAATACCATTTGTGAAAGCAACTGTTTGATGACTTTCAGCGGGAACTATCACAACAACAGAGTTTTTTGTTTTGAATTCCATAATCTCAGTTTCTTCCGTGAAAAGTCTAGCATAGTCTTTCAAGTTTGAAATTGGTAATTTTTTGCCATTGTAATAGACAGAAACCCCTTTTGTTCCAGCTATCATTGCACTGTCGAAAATGTATCGAGTGTATAAACCAAGAATAGCATCACTGTACTTAGTACAATTAAATCTTGGGAAATCCGCTGTCCATGTTACCTTTGTACTTGGAGTAGCGGATTTTCTTTTTGTGATACGAGGTTTTGTTTTTTCTCTCATATTATTGCTCCAGGATTGCCTGAAAACTTTGAACTCGCCGTCTTTTGTTGGAGCGATTACTTCGATCGAAAAAGAAGTGGAAAATACATTAGTAAGTTTGCATCCTAACCCGTTCCTCCCGGAACCATATCTTTCTTGATCATCATCATAATTAGAAGACGTTAGAAGTTCTCCAAAAATCATTTCGGGAATGTACAACTTTTCTTTCTCATGAATTTCAATTGGTATCCAAGATCCATCATTGTAAACAGATATTTCATCTTCATTTATATCTACCTTAATTTTGGACATTTTGACCTTGTCTTCTTCGCTTCTCCAGATATTATCAAGGGCGTTAGACAAAATTTCTATAAATATTCTGATAAGAGCTGGACTTGCTCTTACATATTCATTAAAAACAAGACTTAGATCTTGATCTTTTACATGACCTAAATATTGATTTGTTAGCTTTTGATTTTTAGTAGCCCCGACATAAGTATCGGGTCGTTTCAAAATATGTGTTAATTGGTCTGTTTTTTCATATTGTCGTTGAGCCATTTTGTGATGTTAAAAACATTGTCTTTAAAATCAATTTCTAATATCGTTATTTAATTCGACAAATTTTTGCAAAATTTTCAAAAGATCTTTTGGTAATTTTTCTAGGTCAAACCGGGGGCCAGTTTTCATTTTTTGACCTTCGTAAGGTAACCCAACAGCGTGCTTTCCTGACTCTATAAAATGCGCCTTGATAAGACCATATACTAATTCTTGTTTATTTTTGTCGAATTTTTTGATCGATTTGATCATATTCTCTTTATCTTCTGCAGAGATTTCTGTGTCATCTTTGGTTTGTTTAGAAATCGAATCTAGAAGTGGAAATGAAGTTGCCATTTTTTGAAAAACAAATAAACGTTAAAATCATTTTCCAGCGGAATAAGCTGTGTCAAATTTAATATATTGAGTTGCATTTCTAGGACCGCTATTTTTTGGTAAACCTATGGTGTAAGCTGGTATATTTTGTTGTTTAGTCGGAGCAGATGCACCTGTATTGGCAGCTTGTTTTGCAGAGTTATTGTTATTGGGCTTGGGTTTGTTTTGAGACATTTTAGTTGCTATTTCAATAACAAATCTCTTGATTTCTTCAAATTTATGGGGACCATCATAACGCATGAAGGGTTTGCCGTTAATGTACAATACAATCAGCGGTACATATTTGATGGGAGATTGGGTGGATTTAGATTTTGATACAACACCGCTAGAGGCGTTAACATTTACCATCGCAAAGGTGCATCCACCAACAGCTCCTGGTAATTTTTTGTATATAGGAATCAACCCCTGACAATGCGTGCAATTCGTAGAATAGAAAAATATCAAAGAATATCCCTCAATATTCACGCAAAGATTTTTTCCCTTTGGATCATTTTGTATAGAAAAGTTGTCGTCATTCAAAAAGAATAGTCCTGTGCTCATTTTTCAAATTCTTTCATATTTTTAATTTATACTTTTCAAAACAAAAGAAAATGAGTGATAATGAAATAACATCGTTATATAATCCAAGGGATATGACTGTTATGAACGTTCATATAGGCAAACTTAGTCCAAGAGCACTACATGAAGTAGAAATAAACGGCGAGCGTTGGCCTAGTGTTCAAATGTATGTTTTATCAAGACTTTTATGTAAAAATCAAAGAAATTATTTGTTAGGACATTTGACTGGATATAAACTATTTGAAACGATAATGAAAAACAGGGGTATCACGGAAAAAACCCTAAGAACTGAAAGGAAAAAGGATGAGTATAAAAAATATTCCGAGGCGATGCGACAACTAAACTTACTGCAAGATTCCGTCAAATTTGCTATATCAGAAACCGCGGCAACAATTCGTGAACTGCAACACATAATAAACTTCAGAGAATATGTTTTATCGGAAGAGTGCGATGCTACAAGTGTTTTGGTTAAATTAGAAAGCGAAATTGGCAAAGATTTTAACAAAAAGGTGCTGGAAATATTAAAAGACGAAGAAGATCAAGAAAATTTCTGTGAAAAAATACGAACAGAGATGGGCAAAGATGATTCTAAGGTCAAAAAGTATATTGCTGAAAAATATTTAATTACTCGCGGTCAGATAGGCAAACTTGGAAAAAGAAGAAAAAAGTTGGAGAAACTTATCGCAACATTGCAAGGTGTGGAAGGAGAAGAAGAAACATTGGCTGAAAAACTACAAGAGAAAAATAACCTAGATAAAATAATACAAGAAAAGAAGGAGACTAATGAGGCAAATCTGGCATTATCGTTTGATAAAACTATGGAGAAGTTGAAAGACTTAATAGACGAGTCAAAAATTTCCTTGTTTGGTAATGAGGACAAAAAAGGTTTGTACAATGAAAAAGCCGAAATAGAAAAAGATATAAGGGATTTAAATCAGATAAATGATACTAAGGATGAAACCAAAATAACATTATGGAATATGTTTTCGAACCTACCAAAAGAGGAAAAAATCAAATACAGAAAAGACGTTTATATTACTTTCACAGAGATTCTGGCTTCTTGTGATAAACAAAAAACAGAAGAAATCTTAAACGAAATTTACGCAGAATTATTTAGGGATGAAGAAAAGCAAGATTTTTTGTTGACTACTGGTACGGCGGCTTTACGGTTCGAAAATCCATGGAATTTAGTTAATAAAAATGACTCGTTAAGAAGTCTTGGATTTTTGCTTGGTGTAAGAAAGGGAAATTCTGGGCAACTAAAAGACAAAGAATTTGGTTTAAATCTTGCGGGAAGAGTTTTAATGGGTTTTAGGAATAATATTGCGATTTTCCGCAAAAAACTGGAGTCAGAAAGAATAGAACAAAATAGGAAAATTCGACTATCTGTCATATATAGCGCCATTAAATTCCTCAAACATCTCATTAAATCTCGTGATATTCAAGATTACTTAAACAAAACACCCGAAAAAATTCTTGAAGAAAATGTAGAGAGTATTCAAGTGACCACAACAGACGGTACAAGCTATTTTTTACCAAAAAGTATTATTCAAGGATTTGCGTCCCTTCAGAAAGCTGTTGAAGATCCTTCGGTAAAAAGAAATATTTACAAAAGTATTTTACGAGAGGGAGGTCTGTACAAAATTGATCAGGCAGAAGCTTTAGATGATTCAAGACTAGATAAACTGTATGATAAATATGTAAATAGCATTGAAATAGTAAGTTTTAACAATTTTGGCTATGATGAGAATTTTGTCGACAAACTTTGGAATCAAGATATGGATTTTAGAAGGTATGTACAACTAGTACAAAGTAATCCTGGAAGTTTAGCAGCTATTATAAGAAAAGAAGATTTGGAAACTCTTTATAACAAAAGAATTAATCAGGAAGATGAATACATAGTTTTAAAATTTTTAGAATTAGTTGCTAAACGAAATTCACAAGACCCAGATGATATAGAATTTGGCAAAAATATGGCAACTTTGTATATGAGAAGACTGACAAGCAAACAAATAGAAACAATTGCGGCTCGCCTTGTAAAAAGTATCGAAGAAGAGGAAGAAGAGGAAGAAGAGGAAGAAGATGATTTATATGATTGCTTATCCAAATCTGGGGAAATAACTAAAGAACAATGGGAAACAACATTAAAAGAACTGCGAGATATTTCCGAAAGATTTGATAAAATTTTTTACCAAGGAGATGACACGAGAGTAAGACCAAAAAGAGATACAGTTGAGCAAGCAAAGAACTGGCAACCTAGCAAAACTCAAGCCAAACCGCAAGTTGTGGAAAAAGAACCTGTTATCGTAGACCCAGAGCCAGAGCCAGATCCAGAATCCAAATTGAGTCCGGGGGACGCTGAGCTAATGGCCCTCTTGGCTTCCGACGAGGATTCATCGAGTGAGGATGAAGAAGAAAAACCAGTACGGCAACCAGCAGCAAGATTGCCTAGGGTCTTATCAGGAGGTATTCTAACTATAAACGAAACTCCAATTTCCCCTGTTGTTAAGTATAATAAAGGTTTCTATATCAGGAAATTTTACTTTCCAACATTGGTTCATGCTTTTATGTATATGTGGTTGGGTGAGACATATCCTACAAAAGATAATTTTGAATACTATTTAATATTGATGACACCAGAATGCCGAACCAAATTCTTAGAAGTGTTTTCAGAACCAAAATTTGATTTTTCAGAAGTAACAAAAAAACTTAAGTTTAACAAAAGTCAAAAAAAGACACTGGCGAATGTTCAGGGTATAGATAATGAAGAAACAGCAAATGCAGTGGATATGACCGAGATCATTAAATATCAAATACTACAGTCTGGGTATAGCATTGATTGTTTTATGCCATATGAAGAACTTCAGTCAAAAATTTGGTTTGAATATTGCGATCAACTAGATGCTAATATAGTAACAAAAGCAGCATTGGAGGGATATGCTACAATTTTTGGGATAGAAAAAGATAAAAGAGGTGAATTAAATGTTGGAAGGAGCCAGGGTATAAATGAAGAACTGTTAAAGATTCTTTTGAATACCGAAAATAATGTAATTAGATATACAGACAGAAAAGATTTACTTTTAGGATACGGCAAAAAAGGTCAAGGTAAAAACATAGCTGGTAAAACTTTAACAAAAATTAGAAGTTTATTTTCCGAAGTGTTGCAGATAGAAAATGAAGATACTAAAAATTGGATTATTAAACAAGTCAAAAACTTAAACCAACTTTTGAATTTGCAAGTACGAGATGAAAATTCTGTTTATTACAAAGAAAAACTGGGTTATGCTATTGTCGAAGCTATAGCAAATTTGAAGAATATTAAACCAACGTTGTTAGGTCAGACTACCGTGGGGCAAGTAGAGAAATTCCTAAATTCACAAGAAGAGATTTCATTGCCCAAAACAACTTTTTACTACTTTTTGAAAATCCTCAAAGGATTTCTTGTTTCTGAATATGATACAGTGAGAGATTTTCTGAGAAAAGAACAAGAATCAAGAACCGGTATCACTTCTGGTGATATGATGTCAGAATCCAAAAAACAAGAAGGAATTCGTAGATTTGCAGAGTTTGTTAGATGTATTATGGGTGAAATGATTAAGACCAGAGGAGGAGAATCCCCTAATTGGTCTGTTTGGATTCCGAACATGCGAGACAAAATAAGTGATATGCCTTTTTTCCTGTGGATTTTTAACCAACTAGATATGATTAATCGTATTTCATAACTTGCGGTTCGATATCATTATGACGATTACTAAAGTTTTGAGAACAAAGTTTTTAAAACAAATACAAACTATAAAAATATAGCAATAGAGAAAATGAATCCCAAAGAAATTATATTACCAATTTGGTTAAATACAAGAAACAGTAACGACGTGGCCAAATATATTGAAGAAAATAACTTAGTAGAAGATTTTAAACCCTGGGAGTTGAAATATCATGTTATTCTTGACTCCGAGATTTTACCCGAACGATCGTGGGATGGAAAAATTAAGCATAAAGTTTTCTTTTTGAAAGATTTTGTGAGACAAAATAAGTTGTTAGAAGCCAAAAATTATTTTACTGTCCTCGAAGATGAAGAAAAAGCACGAGAAATTATTGCAGCAATGAATGAAGAACTTGGAGCCCCTGGAGAACTAGATGAGTATAAAAAACTATGCGAATCTACCGGATTGTTTCTTCCAAATTCAGTAAATGCAACCAGCAAAGAAATTAAAATCTTTTTTGATTTGCGCGAAACAAAATCTTTAGACTTTTTATTTGATCAATTAACCATTTCAGAACTTTTCCCTTATGCAAATCATAGAAAATTTCAAAAAATGTCGGACTCTTTTCCTGTATTCAAAATGCCCAAAAATTTAAGACCCGAAACAAGTAAAATTAAATGCATTATGTCTCTGGACACATCTATTAGAGCTGAAAGGTTTGTCTCTATTTTAAATGCAAGTGCAAAAAGTCTAGCTTTTGATGGAGTAAAAAGTACAGGCTCTGATGTAAACGCAATGACTGAAATAATAGACTGTGATGCTCTTCTTCGCACCGAATTGAGTTCAATCGAAAAAAATATACCCAAGGTAACTGAATGGAAAAAATACAAAGAGAATTTAACTATAAAACCGTGTATTGAAATCTCCATAGAGAAAAATAGTTATGTTTTAACAATGAAAACTCACTCTCAAGAAGAAAACTATAAATTATTATTGGAATCCCTGTTTTCTAACACTGTTGAAGATATGAGACCTAATATTAAATACACTTTGTCTGGGAAATCCTTTTTATTAGCAAGATATATGGATGTATCTTTGAACGTTGATATATTTTTGGACATTATGAACGATTATTTAATAGAACTAATAGCAAGCAATACAATAGACAAAGGTGATTTTCTGGTTTCCGATGAGAGAAATAAGTTTGTTAGATTCTATCAAAACTACCCAAACCAAAAAGGTAGTTTCATTTTAAGGAGCAAAAATGAAAGAACCACAATACATGTTAAAACCAATCCCGCCACACGACAAGCAGAATCCCTTAACAGACCTTCTTTAAGTGTAAGAATAGAATCAATTGATTCCGCTCATGCTTTGTATATGATGGCTATTTTTGGTTGTTTTTTAGCAAGATATTATCAAAAAGCAAAAGAATACCAGGAAATCTATGCTAATTTTGGGGTAAATACTCCGTTACATTTAGAAAGAATGAAAGAATGTTCCGAAATACAAGCGAGCAGCAATCGCAATCAAAAAGCTATATTTGATAAAAAAGCAAACAAAACATGCATGGACCAAGGTTGTGGCCCAGTTGCTCAGGATGGAAAATGTACTTCTAATACAAAATTAGAAGGATGGACAGATCCAAAAATTAATTACAAAAGAACTTGCCAAAATGCCAAAAAAGGAATATCTAGAACCCCCTTGGTTGTTTCTCAAGAAAGATTGGAGCAAATGATAGAAGATGGCTTGTATTTCCCAGAAGGATCTTACACAGAATTCCCAAAAAATAGTGGTAAATTTTTAGGCAGGTAAAGAAATATACCCTGTGGTTCCTTGCTGCGCCAAAACCAACCCTTCTGATAATTTAACAGAGGGTATAAATTTGTTTACGGGAAATCTACACAAAATAAGACTGAGAACTCAAAACAATATTAAATTTTCGAATATCCAAACTTCTTACAAACGTTTGAAAGAATTTATTACAAATTTGCAAGATAGGGAGTTTTCATTTATTGGTAATGTGTTAGTATACAATAAAGATAAGAGGGAATTTATGATAAAAGTTACTACGACTAAAAGAAAAAAGTCTCTTAGCCTAGAATTTCCCAGAAATATATTAAAAGATATAATTAGGCCATTAGGAGCTTTCAAAATTAATTTACACAAAGTCAAAGATAAAGAAATTACATTCGATCTAATTTTGTATGTGGAGCAAGATGCCATAATCGATGAAAAGTCCAACGAAATCCCAACAGAAGATAAAATAAGTAGTAACTTAATAAACATTGCTAGAGAATCTGATATTCGATTAGGTGATTACGCTGTTAATCAAGATGCCTTGAAATCTAATGATGATTTAACTACGTCTACTGTAGCTAAAGCGGGCGCTTTTGGATTATTACCAGTAAATATTGGTAGATTACTTAAGCTAATGACTATTAAAAACCGCAAAGATTACAGTACGTGGAGGAGGATGGGTGTTGGGGAATTCAGCGATGTGAGTATAATTAATTGCGTTGTTGTGGCTCTTGCGCCCAGAGGTATAGAAGAATATCTGACTTCTAAACAAGCTAGAAATTTGTTTCTTGAAAAGATTAAAAAATCCGGAGGTGTAAATTGTATTGGTTTGATTGTAAATTCTACCGGAATAAAAACACTAGAAGATTTAGAAAGATACGTTAAAACATCAAATCTTTCTCCCAGGGAAATTTTACCATTAGTAGAGTATCTATGGGAAATTAATATTATTTTAGTATCCAGAGATTGGAATGAAAGCCCTGACGCTCAATTTGTCTTACCATATCATAAAAACTCTTATTTCAAGTATAAAAATTACGAAAGAACTATAATAGTTTACGAACACAGCGGGAAAAAGTCAAGTCAAGATGACAATGTCTGTGAACTTGTTTATCATAAAACAGAGCTCGAAGAAAATACTGCTATTTTGTCAGATCCGATCTTTAACAAAAATTTATTGTCTTTTTGGTTGCGATCACAAATCTCTTTTGTAAGAAACGGAGAAAACTTCTTAAACTCTCGAAAAATTAAAAACACAGAATTTGATCCTAATGTTTGGAATGTAATTCCCGGAGACTCTGAATTGATAGGTTTAAGAGCGAAATCTATAACTTTTTTCCCCGATAATTTTTTACCCCCGATGCCTTTACCTGTTTCGGAAATGTCTATTTATCAAGATTCTGAAAGTATTAAAAGTGCTGTGAGAAACTTGAGAGGAGAGATATTATCAGAAAATTCTTCAAATCTTACATGTAAGATTAACAGTGTTATTATGACTTGTCCTATTATTGATTCTAATGAAGATCAAATTTATCGAGTAAGAGAAAACCAGAAGATCGCAAGAATTTTGACTGGGTATGTTTTATATCAATTTTCGTTATTACTAGCAGACGGAGACCAGGAAGACATTAATGTAAACAGTGTCATAGAAAGAAGTGAAGAAGATTACACGCCAGGATTGTACTCAAGTGAATTACCACCACCTTCTGAATCATTATCTGGTTCTAAAGTTAAAATATTTAGTCAATTTGGAGATTTTGATCAAATCAAAAACAAAATCGAAGGACAACTTTTTTATTGGTTAAAATTCAAATCAAAGGAACTCGAAGATTACAAAAAATTGCGTACCATACCTAATTTTTATAATCTAGCAACTGATTACAAGCAGCATCCAGATTCATTTATCTCTATTTTTAAAGGAAGCGCTGCCGACGAAGAAATAAGCGTGCCATTATTTGACGGAAAATTATATTCCTTTCCAATGTTTAACACAAAAACTTACTATTTGAGAAACAAAAAACTGACCGATGGTAAAGTATGTTTAGCGAGAACTTTTAATTTGAAAACATTTGATAGCAGGGGTTTTGACGAGTTAAAAGTATGGTTAAAAACAATTCCTGACATGACAAAAGCATTCAAAGCTATTGCTAAATTAGGAGAATACGAAACATTGTGGGATAGCAAAAAAGACATCTTTGTATCAGTTGCGTGCGAGTCGGAGTTTGAAATTTGTTATGACTATGTTTTGGATGAAGAAGAAGTGATGCGAAATGTAATTGTTTTAAAAGTCGATACTATTGCTAATTTTGAAAAACCCAATATGTTATTACATGGTTTAAATTTGGTTAAGTATCCCAACAACAATAGGATTGTTGCTTTCATCAAAAAGCAGTAATGAACATATTTTAAGTTAAAATATGTTTCATAAATGTTTGATTTCAAAAATATATATGATTTTGTTGAAATAGGAACTTGTGATTTTGACACGCAAGTTCACAAGGCTTGCGGAAATATTCGAGGTATATCCGTGGAGCCTTTAAAATATTATTTCGACAGATTACCTGTTAAAAAAGGATGTGTTAAAGAAAATTTAGCTATATCAAACACAAGGGGTACTATGAATATCAGTTATGTGTCAAAAACAGACATAATATCACATAATTTACCTTTGTGGGTATCAGGATGTAATTGTATAGGTAAATCACATCCTACCGTCGAAAAATTATTAGATGAGAGAGGTTTAAAACACTTGATAAAAACAATACCTGTAAAAGTAATTACTTATGAAGATTTAATGAAAATGTATAACGTGGATGGAGTAAATTTTCTAAAAATAGACACAGAAGGACATGATACTGTTATTCTTGAATCTATGATGGAATATTGTGATAAATACCCCGAATGCTATCCCGCGCAAATTAAATTTGAAACCAATGGTCTCAACGACAAACAAAAAGAAAAAAGTGTACTGAATAAGCTTAACAAAAAAGGTTACGTGATTGTAAGCCAAGGGGTGGACACTGTGTTAAAATTAAATCGCAGGTAATTTTCCTTGTATTATCGATATTCCAAATTCTTTTTTGATGAATCTTTTGGCTTTATCCAAGGTGGGATAAGACCAAGTGAGCCATCTTGACCAAAAGCCAGCTTTGTTCATACCGGATTTAGTCCAATTTTCCCTAGAACTGGATTTGACTTTGATCATGGTTTTAATTAACTCGTCTTTTTGTGATTTTGTAAGGTTATCTTTTTTTGCTAGGTCTTGTGCTTTTTGGGGTAATTTTCCAAAACCTCCTTTCCCCAAATGACGACCTACATATCTTGCCATACGTTTAGGATCTTTGTGTTTAGTAAAGTCTGACATCCCCGCTGCACCAAAGTCAACATGTTTTTCTTTACCTTCGGAATCTCTCCAGGAAATTCTCCATTTCTTTTTTTTATTCTTGGAGCGTGTCAAATAAACTTTTTTTGGATATTGTGACATCTTAAATTTTTTCTCGGTTTCAGGGTCGTTTATATTTTGTTGGTTACTTTGATCGTTCCCCATTTGTTTTGCTAAAGAAATTATACTTTTTGTTTGTTTTTGCAAACAAAAAATTACCTCAAACAAGAGTAAAATACCCCTGATATCATCACACCTCCAAATAGTAATCCACTTTTTACTAAATTTGGGTCTCCTGACATATAAGCCAATAAAGCTAACATGAAAACGCAAATATAATTATGAAGCGGTATTCCACACACCCATGGTTGATCAGAATGCCACCAAATATCTTCTTTATTGTATTTACTCCAACCAAAAGCTTTGTTTGACATAAACCAAATAAAATCTTCTATCATAAACCACGCAACCGTATAAAAAACAATTTCTATCCAACTTCTTGCATAAAGGGCATACGCAATAGTAAGTATGACGATTGTATTCATGATTATATGATACCATGTAAATTTGGTGCCAAAAAATTTTTTAGTCGGTAAATTTTTGGCCCACCCACCGTCTGCTCCTTCTATTTCAACTTCCATTAAAGCCCATAAAACAGCATATAAGCTTATCCATAGGCTGGTACTTAACCATGATGGTATCATTTAGTTTGATAACCTATTGCTTAAAATTACTGAAATTTAAATTCGCTTTTATCCACGAATTTTTCCAAGAACTCGGATTCTGACATAACAGGAACCCCTTTGTCCTTTGCATCTTGTTCTTTACGACCACCGGGTGCTGCATCTCCTACAACCAACAAAGTAACTTTACTTGTAATTTTACTACCACTTGCTATTTTTGCTCCGTATTTCTTGGCAAGATTTTGTACATCGGTTCGGGTGAATTGTTTTCCAGTTTTTGGATCTTTTGCTGCAAATTTTCCAGTAAACATAATATTTTGCCCCACCAAAGAATCACCGACAGCTTCTGGTTCCTCTGAAATTTCAGGTTCAATACCGGTGTCTCGTAAAAATTGTAAAAAGCGGGGTAAATGATCCAAAAAAGTATCTAATACATCACCAGCAACTCCTTTGATGGCTTTTAATTTTTTTGGAGGGTTTGTTAGAATGTTTGGATACTCCTCTACAATTTTTCTAACTGTTCTCATACGAGCATTAGGGAAAAATTGAGTTGCTCCCATTAGTTGAGATAAATCAACTGGGTTGTCGTACAAAACTTTTATCAATTCTTTATTGAATTTTTCAGCATTCTTTTGTGAACCAATGACATTAGCTAAAGTATCAGGGTCATCTTTGATCAACAGAATTGCTTTTGTCAACGTGTCATAACCAGCTTCATACATTTTTTTAATAGTTTTCATAGCCAAACCTTTTACTCCCATGCCAGTTGATTCTTTTCTAGGAATTCTGAAAAATTTTTCAATAAGCCTTATTTTTGTTTCATCTTGCTCTTCGGTTGCAAAAATATCAAATACGCTTCTTCTTTTTCCCGCAACACTTGAGCCGTCACCCCATACATAAGAATATTTAGGGTGCCCGGGATAATCTCTATCATCCCTTCCAGTTTTCTTAGGTTTAGCTACGTGATCTGGCATATCCGCAACGGTACTTTCAACAACTTCTTTTACCGTCGGAATGGTTAATCCTTGCCGACTTATTCTTATTTTTGAACCAGGGCCAATTTGATTGTCACGAATAAAAGCGGCGTTATGAGCCGTGGCAGCTACGTATTCCGCACCTACGATTTCTCCATCCGGCATCATACGACCCAAAACAGTGTTTTTATAAAAAACTGTGGGTTTCAAAGCTCCATTAGACGCGGGGGCCCATGAAACTCCTATAACTGTTACAACGGCTTGCTGGTCGTTGCATTTATAAGCAACAGCTGATTCATCCACTTCTTTGTCACTTACCGGTCTTACTTTCCAATCCATAAAAACAACTATCCCATCTAATTCAAAAGGAGTTGAACTTCTCCAATGACAAAATAATTCCCACAAATTTTTCTGTGTAAGATCATTGAAAGTGCTTCTAGATACAGGCACAGTAAAAAACCCCATTTCTGTTAGTTTCTGTATTTGTTCAAATCGTGTGTATTTTCTTGGGACCAATATTTCGTACCCAACAAAGTGTATATCAGAAGGAGAAATTTCAGCATCTCTTTTCTTTTCGACTTTATTGACAATTCCTGAAACAATATTTCTAGGATTTTTATAACCTTGAGCTTGATACTTAGTTTTCCATATTAGGTAAGGCATAACTAATTCCCCGCGTATAACAATTTTATTTTTATCCCAGTTTGTAAAGTTTGTACCACTTGGTACCCCTGTAAAACGATCTTTTTTAGATCTTGCGGTAAGATATCTAGAAAGCTTTTTACCCTTCGTGCCACTACCTCGGGTATACAAATCTCTAGTAATCTTTTTACCTTTTTTGGTATATACCAATAAGGCCGAAATTCCATCAGCTTTTCCTTCAAGGGTAAACACTAAATTTTTATTTTCCTTGAATTTTGTTATATCTTGCTTGATTTCAGTTAAAGCATCGTTTTTGTATCTGTCAAAAGATCTTTCCTGTATATCATCTTCCCATTCGGTAACACCACATGGAGGTGGTTTTTGATCAACTAGTTCGGCCAAAACTTTTCTAACGGTCCCCATGTAATAAGGCAACTTATAATCTTTTCTCACATCTTCGTTTGCCACTGGTTTAGCCCCAACTCCTTGAATACTCGCGTAAGTACCATATTCTTCGGAAAAAATTTCATCATGTTTTCTTACAATTTCATCATAAACAGCATCTGGAATACCCGGATTCCTAGCATCAGAATGATAATAGTACATTTTGTCGAAACATTTCAACAGTTTGACCATTCCTGCATGATCTTTATCCGATATTAGTTCATCTACTTTTGTAGAGATTTCTTGATATAATTCGTTATCCATTTTTCTATTTTCCAAGAATATAGAAAAAAATCATTTCTTTTTCCGGGGAGCTTTAAGTTTTTTCTTCGAGACGGCTTCGTTTTTCATCGCTTTCATTACTTCTTCCAAAATTATTGCACCATTTTGAACACCGTATTTTTGCAAAACAGCCAATCCGTCCTGTTTTTGATCAGACAATTTTTTACGGCTTCTAACTTTTCTTTCAGTTGTTTGCCATTCTTGTCCATTATACTTAACGCCTCTTTGCTGTTTTTTATCCAAGACTTTAAGAATTTGTTCCTCCAATTCTTTCTTTCTGTTTAGAAGTTTTTTACGTTGAGCATTAAGTCGCTTGAGCTCTTCTGAAATAGAAGAAAGCTCGCTCATATATCCACGCATTTGACTCATTTTAAAACAGATTATTTATCTTTAAAAACAAAATGTTTGATTGGTTAATTAATTATGTTAAAGATAATTGCTGGACTATATTGATAGTCGGAGCTTTAATTGTTATTTTTATATGCTGGTTGTTTAAAGGAAATTCTAAAGGTACGTGGGATAATTCTTTTTATTACGATGACAGAAAACCTATGGGACAACATATTAGAGCGGCAGGTGAAAGCAAAGGAGAAGCAGAATGTCGTTATGTATTGGAAACTATATTTAATCAAAAATTTCCTAAACGTCGTCCCAAATTTCTGTTTAACTCGCAAACAGGTTCTAACATGGAATTGGATATGTATAATAAGGAAATAGGTGTTGCTTGTGAATATAATGGCAAACAACATTATGTTTATACTCCTTATTTCCATAGGGGCGGAGAAAAGGATTTTAAAGCCCAGCAGCAAAGAGACGATGAGAAAAGAAGAGTTTGTAGAAAACTAGGTATATTTTTGATAGAAGTTCCCTATACTGTTCCTTTGTCTGACATCAGGGCTTTTATAACAAAAAAATTACGAGAAAATGGTTTATTAAGAAAATAGTAAAATACAAATGTGGATAATAGCTGCTTCAGGAATTCTCATAGCTTCTGTTATATGGGGTTATACAACTCAAAGTGGAAGAAATACTAGAGAATGGATCAAAACAAAAAGAAGAAAATGGAAAGATTTAGTATTGATGGTTAGTTCAAGGCATAGCGGGATTATGATCTATGTGATTAGCTGGAAAATGCTTTTTCAAGCTGCTTATGCTGATTTTTTATCGTTATTTGATAACAGAGTAAAAAAATTGGCGGATAAAACTTACGAAATAAATTATTATGTGGAAGGAAAATTGTATAAATATCCAGTTAAGGTTAAGAGGGGACCCTCTTCTATATTTGAAATCAAAGATCAAGACGGTAATGATATGATGCTAGAATTAAATGATTATATAGAACCAAATGGAAAATTACACAATCCCTTGGTAACACCTAAATTTTTTGGTTGTTCTTCTATAACAATAGAAACCATGACAGATTCAAAAACCTTCGTTGACGATCAAATTATCGAAATTTCTTGAGTGTTTAAACAAAACTTTAAACACTGGATTAAATAATGTATTCCATAATATAAAATGACGGAAAACATTGAGAATGAAAATCAATGCGAATGCTTGATTCTTCGAGAATTCGCCGCAGATAGAGGTTTTGATTTAGATGTCCCAGATATCCCAGGAACTACGGGTCTCATACGTTGTCAAAATATAGGAACAATAAACGAAGACGGTCACTATTTATGTCCAGAAGACGTCAGGACATGTGGCATGATCTATGTCCCAGATCCTGAGAATTCTTTGTATTATCAAAAGAAGAAAAAGTCCGAGAAGGAGAAAAAGTCCAAGAAGAAGAAAAAGTCCAAGAAGGAGAAGAAGGAGAAGAAAAAGCCTAAAGTTTTAACAAAGAAAAAGACAAAGGTGTCTAAAATTCTTAAAAAACCAAAGGATAAACCAGAAAAAATCCCGAAGCCTAAAAAGAAACCTAAAAAAGTTAGTTTGGCAGGCATTAACAGAAGAACAAAAAATGTATTACTTTTAGAAAGACTCCGCTCTATTATTGTTGAACAACACCCGACCAAAGAAGATGCGCTGGAAAATTTTTCTGAAGTTTTGAAATATTATAATACTTGGATGAGCACCGCTAAGTCAGGGGGTAGATACTTATTAAATAGGTTAAATGATCTTTCGAGAGCATCTAGATCTAATCCTGATATTTTCATAGACTGGTTATATGATAATACAACTGGTAAAGAACTGTTAGAAGCAATCCCCAAAAGTTATCAAATCCAAGATAAGCTATTAGATTTTGATAATGGCATGTTGTTGATATTATTATCAAAGCCTAATACTTCTAACGAAGAGATAATTAAAGGTTTGGGTAAATTGCGATCTGATAGATCTCAGGATATTATTTTAAAATTAAGGGAGTTAACTCCAAAATTGATCGGGGAGATTCTTACATCTTTATCCTCTGAATATAATGAAGTAGATTTGCAGGAAAAGGAACCTCCCGTGGAATTTTTGGAACAACTAATTAAAAATCAAAATTGCACTTCGCGTGATTGTGATGCTGACCAAGATTGTTTTGATTATGGCTGCGGTCCATGTGTAGATAGAAAAATACTTGGAGAAGATGATAAAATATTAGAAGTTAAGAGATGTTCTCGGCCGAAAAGTATGAAAACCGGGATGGCTTATAATTTTGTTATACTTATGCAAGGTTATTATAGAAGTCTTAACAGGTTTCAAAAAGGAGAGCTCAGTCGAAAATCAATGGAAAAAATCACTGAAAACTTAAAAGAAATGTTTGAATTGCAAGAAGGATTTGATTTATCTTTAGGGCAAGCCAAATTACTTTATAAAGGCGAAAATAGGTTTCCAATGATAAACAAGGCCATATACGATAAAATTACCGATTCTAGCGATGAATCAAATGCAACATTGACGAACATTTTGAATGATTTAAACAAACAAATGTCGGAAGACGAAGAAAGTCTATCACTAAAAGATTTTCCTTCTAATTTTCCTATTATTTTTACTCCAGGAGTTGAAGGATCCGAAAGATGGTATGGATCAGGAGGAGGAGGAGTTTTTAAAGATTCAGGAGACAATGCTAAATATGATATTATACTAACGGTAATTGACTGGAAGCCTTTGAATTTCGACAATGCATTGGAACCTGTAAGAAAGGAAAAACCGATTAAAAAGTTAACATCTCGAAGTTATAATTTATTTTTACGAGAGATTGAAAAATTAAAAAAGCAGAAGGCAAAACTAGAGAAAGAGTATACCACACTTCTTAATTCCATTTCGTGGGAAGCGAAAGATACCGATCGTTCGGATGCAGAAGAAAAAATTGATGATGTAGAAGTAGATGAAAAGGCAAGGGAGTTGTGGGGGCAGATTCAAAAACTTGATTCTAACATTTTTAATCTTACTCTTCGATACGAAAAATCTAAAATAGCATCAGGATCTTTAAAAACAATGGCAGAATATGTCCTTAATCCAGAAACTACAAAAAATGTAGATTCAATGGAGAATTATTTTAGAAAGTTTTGTATAGATTTTATCAGACAATTTATGCTTGAATTTGTATCAATGCAAAAAAGAAGAAAAATTGCGGAGATAGAAAATCAGGTATTAGAAGAATTAACAAAAGACAAAGCAGATGACGAATTTTTGGAAAATTTGCGCAAAATAATTAAAAGTAAAACATATGGTTCAATATTTCCAGATGAAAAACTTGAAATTCCCAAAAAACCAGAAAACATGAGCGATGAAGATTATAAAAAGCTTGAGGAAAAACTTAAAAAAGAAAACAAGCTACAGAGAGTAATTCACATTATTAAGAAATCCTCTGAAAGTTTTTTTACGTTAATCAATCAATTTGTAGAAGATCAATTGGATTTGTTTGTGACAACTCTTGTAGAAAATGTTATACAAGGAGACAATACTTCAATAAAGGATGTCATCTACAGACTTTCAGATTTTCTCGTTTTATTTTCACCCGATCTGGTAAATTTAGCTGTTTTTTATTTTGGTATTCCAGGAGAAGCTTTTAGGACTAAAATTTATATGGGTTTGATCAATCCTTTAGAAATATTGTCAGCTTCAATAGAAAACAAGTTTAATATTCTTTTATACGATCGGGAAGAAGAGAGAGATAAAATAATTGGGAAGATAAACGATATTTCCAAAGACATTGCATCTGTTATGCTTATTAATTCTCATAAATTTTTGGATACTACTCGAAGAGACAATTACTTATATATGAGAGCTACCGGTAGTATAAGAAATCTATTTGATAAAAGGGATGCAGAATCTCCTGGAAGTGTTATATCTCCCCAATGTTTTCAATTAGCCGAAAAAATGCCTTGGGACCAAATAATTTTATATGAACACAATGATATAACCAAATGTTACGATATCTTTGATTTACGTTCGAAGTTTATGGATGGCAATAAGACAATTCCAGATACTGAAGAAGAATTTCCTCAAGAGTTTGTAGACAAAGTTGTTAATTTAAATATGGAAAAGATACGAAAGGCAACCGATGCTGTCAGATCAGGGGTAAGAAAATCTATAAATATGATGTTCAAAAAGAGAAGAATGAAGATTAGGCAACGGAAGCGTGAACAACGACAAAAAACAAAAGGAGATGAATACATTAAAAAGTTTAATGAAATTATGAAGTGTTTTGATGTTATAACAGATGAAAATCTCTTGTCTGAAATAGCAAATGATTTCACGGATACAGAAGTAGATGATGAAACAACTGATGAAGAAGTAGATGATGAAACAACTGATGAAGAAACAGACGATCAAGGTTCTGCGTCAAGTGAAGAAGAATTTGAGGAAGTTGTCGACGAATCTGACGAAAGCTCTACTGAAAGTTCTTTTAGTATGGG